ATAGCCTTAGCATCCTCGACTATGTGTTCTTCTTTTTTCTTTGATGATTGCTGAATTTCCAAACTGCCGACATCGTTGTCTTCAGTCAGCTTTTGCCTCATCTCTATAGTTTTAGAATCAGATATATCTTCCACAAGAACTCTGATAAAATTATTATCTAAAACATATTTTTCCAAATCGGCTTCTGGAATTATAAAATGCTGAGGACTGAATGTGTTTCTGATATATTCTTTGTCGTTGTTTTTTAAATCGAATTGGACTATGTGTTTGTGTTGAAAAGCCTCTCCAAAACTCAACTGCAAAGGGCTTCCTATGTACTCAGTATTGAAATCCAACTGTTGCTCTGCGTGGTAGTGTCCTAGAAATACCTGATTCCATCCGTCAAATATTTTAGTGTCAACTTTGATCATGTCTCCATCGTGTTCAATTGAAACTTCTGAACGAGTTCCGTGGAGTCTGTTCCAGACAGCATTATCAATTGCTATATGCCCGACTAAAACTTTGTTCTCAGACTTATTTTCTATTTTTCCAAGATCTTCAGGCGGATTGTGCGTGTACGGAAGAAAGCTAACCTGAAATTCTTCTCCCTCAGAGTTCGAGCAAATAGTTCGAGTACAGGGTTCTGAAATAATTTCAACGCCATCTATAGCAGCAAGGGGGTACACGCTAGACACATCATGTTTTTTAAGGTGCCACAAATCATGATTGCCCAACAAAAGCCAAATTTTGGCTTCGCCGTTGCCCTTTCTCCATTCTGATATCTTTTTGTCAAATATCTCGAATGTTCGCTGATAAGTTAAGACATCTATTTTTTGCCTGTCATGGAAAAGATCGCCGCCAAAGAGAATGTTTTCAATTCCTCGTTCGATGGCAGTATCGAAAACCCATTCCAAAACTTTTAGACAATCCTCAAGACGTTCTGTTTTTCGCTTGTGAGGATGGATATGCAAATCAGAAAACAGCAAAACTCTTCCAACTGCATTGGGGGTTTTGTCCACCATATATCACCACTAGTAAAAAATAATATGTTTATTTAAAGCTGAGGATTCTCAACTTGACCAGTGGGGGCCATTCCCGGTTCTTGCTGTTGAGGGGAACTTAACATATCTAAATTTTCTTGTCCAGATTGATCTACTTCTTTTTCTTTTTCTTTTTCTTCATCTTCTTTATCGTTAACAGGCTCTCCATTTAATATTTTATCTAAAACATCCCAAACAGAATTAGGTTTAAATTGTATTGGTGGTTGAACGCCGCCTGGTGCTCCTCCACCCATCCCTCCCATAGGGTCCATTGGGGGTGCTCCTCCACCCATCCCTCCCATAGGGTCCATTGGGGGTGCTCCACCCATAGGGTCCATCGGCATTCCACCGCCCATAGGGTCTCCCATCGGCATTCCACCGCCCATAGGGTCTCCCATCGGTGCCATATCTTCTTCTGATACAATAAAGTCTTTAAAATTCATGATACATTATTTATGATTAAAATCGAAATTCTACTAATTTAAAATCGAAGGATCTAAAAATGAACAATAAAATAAAAGCCCTATTAAATATCAACGACCCAAGGATGAATTCTTCTCGTCTAATGAACCATTACCACCTTGTTACTCAAGTGCTGGAATATGGCGTGGAAGGCGATGTTGCTGAATTGGGGACATGCGACGGATTATCCACAAGAGTAATAGCGGCAGTAATGGAGTGGCAAAAATCTGACAAAGATCTATATCTACTTGATTCATTTCAAGGATTGCCTGATTTTTCCGAAAAAGACAAGCCTAGCCGAGGTGGTCCATGGAAATACGAAAATCATCCTTGGGCAAAACCCGGCATGTTTGCAACATCACCAGACGTTCTTCTTAAAAATCTTTCGGTATTCGATCTATTAGGATGCAAAAAAGTAATTCCAGGCTGGTTTGAAAATACAGTTCCAAAACATCTTCCCGATCAAATATGTTTTGCACATTTAGACGGAGACTTGTATGAATCTATTAAGACAAGCATTGAAGGCGTCTATCCTAGACTGACAAAGGGTTCTGTTTGCGTGATAGATGACTATGGTTTAATAGATTTTCCTGGAGCAAAAGAAGCCGTGGATGAATTTTTAAACGACAAACCAGAAACAATAAATGATTTAAATGTAAAAACACTTCAAGGATCAGTACATGCCTATTTCAGGAAAAAGTAAAATATACAAAGTTGTTGCCGTAACACCGGCAGGACGAAAGAAAAACTTAAAACTATTAAGAAAATATGTAGAAAAGTGCGACATCATTGATGAGTGGCAAATCTGGCTTAATACCGATAACCCAGAAGATGTCGATTATATTCATCAAATGAAAAGTGAAAATCCAAAAATAGAAATAAAAGAAGCAAATGATAAGGCTTGGGAGTTTCCTGAAGAACAGCACAAATTCTGCTCCCACAGAGATCATGGGTACAGATGCTATAGAATACACAACTTTTTCAAATATTGCAGAGATGAAAATGCAGTCTATATTAGATTCGATGATGATATCTGCTACATGCAAGATAACGCAATCGAAGAACTACTGAAGTTCAGAGTCGAAAACGAAGAATATCTGCTGGTCTATCCGCTGATCGTGAATAGTCCTTTTTTAAATTACATTTTATATCAAAGAAAAGTCCTAGATTTGGAATCCCTGAAAGATTGCAAATATGAATGGAACTGTACAAACTGCTTTTATAAAGGCAGAGCTATATGCGATATACATAATCAATTCATTGAAGATGTAAAAAATAACAATTTAGAAAAATACAAAATAGGAAATGTCCTGCTTAGACAGCAGGAAAGAGTTCTCATTAATTGCATCAGTTGGTTTGGAGGACAATTCAAAAGTGTCGCAATGAATGAAGAATTAGATCTTACGAAGGCAATCCCTAAAAGACTAGGAAAAATAAACTGCGTACACGCAGGACCCATCATGGCACACTTCTCTTCTTATTATCAAAGATTTCAGCCTACTGAAAACTTAGATGATATATGGGACAAATATGAAAAACTCATATGAAAAACAACCATTCAGCAGAGAGTTCCTGCTCAAGCAAAAGAAATGCTGTCATAATGGATGCAAAAATTGCCCATACCCATTGTGCGAAAAGTGCAATGACTCTGGATGGGTTTGGTCGCATGAGTTGAACCACTATGATGGGCCAGCAAATGATCCACATGACTGCTATTCGGACGATACTCGATATCCATGCGATGAGTGTAATAGATAATAGAAAAAGCCCGCCGAATGGCGGGCTTTTTGCTCTTTTACTTTAACCTAGCTTCCTGCTAATTAGCAGGAGGTGCAGGTGCAGGTGCTTTTTGTGTTTCTGTTTCTGTTACAGTTGCAGTTGAACAACTATTACAACAACCATACGGTGGCAAAACAGAACGAACAACATTCACTGAGCCACGAAGAACTCTTCGAACCGGCTTGACCGTGCGAACTCGACAGGCTGTATTGCAAGCCATTGATCGAACGGGACGACAAGTTTTAACTCGGCAAACAGTGTTTTTCAACATTGTTCGAACTGGCTGACGACAGAACAATCCTGCATCTGCGTCGGCACTCATAATTGTCATGGTAGACAGAACAACTGCCGCCATTAACGAAAACTTAGCTGCGTTTTTCATAACTAACTCCTTACATTAAGTTACAGCACGTAATGACATAATAGTCAACATCGTTCCAAAGTTGTATAGATTTTTTCAGATCTGTCAAGTGGGTTCGGTGAGACTCATTAATTTTCCCAAATTGAATTCATTATGCCATCGGAGCAGTTGTGTGATAACGTTGAAGCATGTTAATATTTATGCTAACATGCTTCAAAATAAATGGGTTTCCTCTAATTTCGGAAAGAACAGAGATGAAAACTACGATAAATGAGATATTGCTTAAAAATAAGGCTTTAGTTAGTATGGCTGAGGGCCGAAGGCTTGTTTCTGATCAAGCTATAAAGCTAAATGGATTTCCGGTTCAAAATCTGAATATGGAACACGAATTCCATGTCGGAGACATTATTCAAGTCGGAAAAAAAATAAAAGTGGTTATAGAAAATGCACAAATCTGCACTGAAAAACGTTTTGATGTTCTATGAAAAATATTGCAAGAATGATCCGCTGTTAGAGGGCAAATCAGTTCTGGACGTGGGTTCTCTGGATATTCAGGGGTTTAACATGCGACCTATATTCATTGATCCTAGCCGCTGGAATCCTGCTGACGGTGGCGTTCCGGTTAAGGAATATATAGGGTTAGACCAAGATTCAGGCAGAAACGTCGATGTGGTTGGGTCGGCGCATGAAATGCCATTCAGCGATGAATCTTTTGATATAATAATATCATCTTCCTGCTTTGAACATGATGATATGTTTTGGGTTACATTCTTAGAAATATGCAGAGTTTTGAAAAAAGATGGATTAATTTATATCCAAGCTCCTTCCACTGGTCCGTATCATGGATATCCGACCGATTGTTGGAGGTTTTTAAAAGACTCTTGGAGCGGGCTTGAAAAATGGGCAAACAAAAACGAGCATAAAATCTCTTTAGTCGAATCGTATATCGACGAAAGCGACCCACTCTGGAACGACAATAGTGCGATATACAGGAAATACAAGTGACACTTGATGAAGATATCCAAACAGCATTGGAACTCCTAAAAACAGAGGAAAAAGAATGCTCTGATGGAACTGAAGAATGTGAATTTTGTGATTCTAGTGTTGGTCATATTTGTGAAAGCTGTTTTCTGGCAGATGTGATTTTGAGGATGAGAAACAAAATAAGGATGTGCAACTGTGAATGACTCAATATGGATAATGAAGCAATGGCTCGACAAACAGCTTGAAATCAAAGATGAGGAGATCAAGCGACTGACCGATAAAAATGAACAACTAGAGGCAATCTGCATCAAAGTATTAAGAAGGACTTCAATCGGTGACCAGTATTTCAAGCTTGACCGGGCTTCAGAAATCCGAGCAGCGTTGGTTGAATTAGAAGATTACTTTAGAATGACATGAAACTGGATGGAGTTGTATGATGACTAGAGATGAAGCGTGGAATAAACTCAATCGAATCGTTGCAAATCTCGTCTGTGGTGGTGATTTGGACGAAGAAGAAGCAGAATCTATTATTGATGCTGCACAACTAGAAGTTTCTCTCGAAGGAATACTTTACATCGCAGAAATCAACGGTATAGTTCTAGAGGATAACAATTTCAGGTACGTTCGTGTCTGATTCAAAGGCACTAAAACCTTTTAGGAGATATTGAAATGACTTTGACTATCGAAAAGAAAATTCGAAGCAAGCAAGACTTCGTTCAAGAATGTAATGATTGGTGTAAATCCTTTCGAAACGAAACGGATGTCATCATTAAATATGTTCGAAAAGGACCCACACCAGTTTGTTTAACTGAAACGAAAAATGGGTTTTCTGTAAAGATTGGAAAATCTGCTCCCGTTGGAGTATTGGCCGCTTACCGTGGAAAAGACGGTAAAGTGCGAATTGGGTGGGCACTTTGCCGAAAAAGTGAAAAGTTCTACTCAAAAGTCGGCCAACGATACGCCCTTGAGCGAGCAATCCCAGAGGACATGATGCTGGATATGTCAGTGGCCGGTCGTCCAGTCCCAAAAACTCTTGAAAATCCAATGGAAGAATTTATCGAAAGAACAAAGAGATATTTCAAAATATGAATGAAACAAAAATTTACGGAGTAGTCATCAATTCAATTCCTAAAAATGAAGATAACAGAGGTTTTCTGTTTGAATTGTTTCGGGATGATGAACTCAAAACTTTACACCAACCAGTAATGGCGTACATTAGCTGGACAAAACCAAATGTAACTCGTGGACCCCACGAACATCATTATCAAACAGATCTATTTTGTTTCGTAGGTCCTGGCGATTTTGAATTGCATCTTTGGGATAATAGATCTAGTGGGTTTTATGAAGTTCACTTGGTGGGAGAGTCAAATCCTATTAGTGTTATCGTTCCGCCAGGCGTAGTGCATGGCTATAAATGTGTTTCTGAAAATGATGGCTTGGTATTCAATGCGCCAAACCAATTATATGCCGGTCCAGGTAAAAAATACCCAGTAGATGAAATTCGGCATGAACACGAAAATGAATCAAAATTTAAGATTGATTAGATGATCTATAAAGAAATAAAAGACGATCAACTCTTTGTATATCACAATGGAATTTTGATATACAAAAAATGGTTGAAAACTTCTCAAAGCGTAGTCTTTGAGAAGGTTGGTTATCCTACTTGGTCTCACGAAAGAGACGAAGTAGGCAAAAAGTAAAAGAGGGAACGTAGACCAATTGGCAGAGTCAATGGACTTGAGTAATTTGAGCCTTTATGCGGAAACGTATAAAGTGGAGAACCCAAATTCGGTGAAACCTGTAAAATGGCAATACCGAGCCGAACCCTTTTTGGGAGTGGTGTAGAGACTTGACGGGTTCCACCTAAATCGAAAGACATGGTGAAGATAAAGTCCAGACTACAAACAGAAATGGCAACGAAAGTTGTAGTAGTAAGAAAATCCATCCAGTGCGGGTTCGAGTCCCGCCGTTCCTACTATCTTAATTTTTTGATTGAAGATCTTTATAAAACAAAGTGGGACCTGATCTTATCAGAAAACACTTTACAAGCAGAACAAGAATCGGTATGATGACACCCACACGGGGCTGTAGAACAATTGGTTAGTTCACCGGTCTCATAAACCGGCGGTTACTGGTTCGAGTCCAGTCGGCCCTACTGAAGTCAGAAGCAAAGATCAAGTCCTACTTAGTAGGATAATGCTTCTGGCTTTTTTTATACACAGAGGAATTCTATATGAAAATGCCGCTTGAAGAGTTCGTTTACATTCATGAAAACGAGGAAATCACTTTACGTGATTACCTCAATGGAAATATGAACATCGATTATGAAGGCACGGCTAAATGGCGAATTCCATTTGGTGGAGTTGACGAACCAAATCGACTTCCTGTTTACCTATCTTGTAAAGATCTTAAAGAATTTGAACGACAATATTTGGAATATTCCAAACGAGTCACGAGTCATTTGATTGAAAATATAAATTACATAAGGGCTGAATCGGTATGAGAGAGATTAAATTCAGGGCGTGGAATACACGTCGAAAAGAAATGGAAATGATTGACGACCTGTATTGGTTTGAGGAAAATCAATGTCATCACAACTACGACAATGATATACATCTCCAGCGATACACAGGACTCAAAGATCAAAATGGTGTAGATGTTTATGAGGGTGATTTGTGTGTTCCGTCATTGGACGAATCATATAGTCATCTTAAATACGAGATTGAGTATAGAAGTGGTTGTTTTTGGTTCGGCAATATTCCACTTTATAAACAAATCTCAAAATTTGTCGTGGGAAATGTATTTGAAGGAATTAAGGAAGAAAGTAAAAAATGATGAATTTTGAAACAAAGTTAAAAGAAGCATTAAACAAAGCACCCTTCAGATCAGTTGAAAAAGACATTTTTCGCTGTGTTTTAGGCGAATGTCAGCAAGAGATGAAAGCTTTGACGGATGATCGTGGCCACAACATAGTGAAGAAGCTCATCAAATCGAACGATGAATGTTTGGCTCATTTATCTCAAGATGACGAAAGGTTTACTCGTTTAAACAAGGAAAACGAGGCTTTAAACTCCTTGTTGCCTCAATATTGGTCAGCGGATCAGGTTGAAGAGTTCATACTCAAAGAAGGGTTAAATTTTTCGAGCGTTAAATCTGAAGGTCAAGCAATGGGGATGGCGATGCAAAAACTGAAGCAACAGGGTGCTCCGGTTGAGGGAGACATAGTCAAATCAGTTGTAGCTAAAATGAGGAAAAACAATGAAGAATAAAGAAAAAGACAGTTTAATACAGGCTGTTAAAAAACATGCTTTAGAATACGGAGATTTCACTCTTCCAAACGGAGATGAAACAAATTTTTATTTTGACTGCAAAAAGTTAACCTTATCGGCTGAGGGAGTGTTTGAAATAGTTAAAGCCATGTGGGGCGTCCTGTATATGACAGATGTCGGAAGAACATTTAGAACTGAATTTGATGCAATTGGTGGTCCTAGTTTAGGTTCTGCGCCAATCGTTGGAGCATTTTGCTATAATCAAGGACGAGTAGGAAAAGACTTGCGAGCTTTTCTTATTAGAAAAGGCGAAGACAAGCCCCTTGGAACAGTGCAACCAAAGGACAAAGTAATCTTAGTAGACGACGTAGCAGCTAGTGGAGAGACACTGGCAGATGCCTTTGATAAGATTAGCGACTTTGGTGCCGAGGTGATTAAAGCGATCACCATCATTGACAGACAAGAGGGTGCGGAAAAGCTACTAGCTCAACGTGGCGTCCCTTGGCAACCGCTTTTAAAACTAGAGGATCTAGAGGTGAATGGAAATCGAGACAAGAACTAATGGTGACATCATTGGATAAACTACATTCAGCATTAAATAAACTTCAAAATGTTTCAAGTTCAGATACAAACGCCATCAGAGTGGCGAACTATTAGTTTTTTCGAAAATATAGAAGATGCCTTTGATAAGGCCGATGAACTCCAAAGACTTTCTCCGATGAGACAAGATTATGCAAGAGTTCAGGGTCCAAAAGGTTCTACATACTACATTTCAGAATCCCGACAAGAATTAGTTCTTCACGGGATTCGGATATTTGTTGCATCTTAAGGATATTTTAACTAAATTGCATAGATATTATCGCCACGGAGGTGATAATATGAAGAAGGCAATAACTAGGTCATTAATATTTTTATTAATGTTAACGGGGGCTTGCAGAGCAGCGGATGAAGCTCCAAATTCTAAATTAGACTTTACTCTCAATAAAGAGTTCAAGGATGTTATTGTGGACATCCTTTCTAACAAGAATGATCTTTACGCTAAAAATGGTCAAAAACTATTAAGTTCGAAAATACGTTCTTCCAGATATTCTTTAAGGATAGATAGCGAAGGCATCAACAGTGTTTTGGAGATTTTTTCTATAAAAGAGATTGAGACAACAGTTCTCAGAGAAAAAGTAGTTTTAAAATTAGAGGAGAAGATTTCTGTTGATTTTAAGTCTATGAAAATAGAAACAAAACTCGCAGGAAGCAACAAAAAATACAGAAGATATGAGACAATCGTATTGATTTATAAGGATAAAAAAAGTACAAATGTAGATATGAAAGCCTGGGTAATGTTGAAGAGCAACAATACTCGCAGATGGATTTTAAACGCATTTGTTAGAGTTTCTTTGAACAAGTTCGAAAAAGCATTAAGAGAAATCACAGGTTGTCCAAATGAGCAAGATATTCAATAGTCAGAATGAATCTTCTGAGGATTTTGAATTTGAAAAAATTCAAGGCATCAATGTAGTCAAGCCATACAAGCACAAAAATGCTTGGGTGTGGGACGATGCATCTGGAAACCGGCATAACTTCGCTCCTGCTGGCTCAGTGGGGCAAGGATTATCTCCAATCGTAGTTGGTGCTGACCGGCTTGTCACCGAAGCGGCCAGTCAGAAGTCGATTAAGAGTCCAGAAGATGGGTTTCTTCTTTATTTTTCTGAAGAAGTCTTTCCAGATGCAGATGTGTGTTTGGAGTGGATTGAAGAAAAATATGGTGGCGATATTTACAATGTCATTCCTTTTCCAGATGAAGAGAACTGTGCTTTCAAGCTTTTGTCTGGCCAGCAGTCTTGGATATGTCAAGATTTGAGACTTCATTACAAGATCCCGCCCGAAAAGCTTTGGATAAAAGTTGCTCCTGCAATCGAACAATGCCCCGGAAATGCTCTTAACCAACGATGACTACAACTATGATTCAAACCAAACACCGTTCGGACCTAGACACGGACAAAGACTTCTGTATAGAAGTCATCTATCCAGATGGCACAACTCTTCTAATCAACGTACCAAAATCCAACCCGGAACTAATTGGAGATACTGTTGTCGTTACTCAACCTCCTACCCAACCATACGGCCTCAATATGGTCTTCGGAGGTCACTACGAATGAATCAATACTGAAACTTCTTGAACAAGTTCTTCAATTTAGGCAGCATCTTCTTCAGGGAGATCATCTTGAATTACCATATCCTCGACATTCTTTTTTATGCCTTGAATGATTTCCTTTGATGCTTTGCTGATATTTTCTCTTCTTCCTTTAACTGCTTTGCTGTCGCCTTTCCATAGAGCGATATATCTTGGAGAGTCTTTGGTTTCAAATCCAAAGTATTGAAGAACGATATAGGCCACAGATTCAGCATCATATTCAAAATCTCTTTTGTTTTCTTTTGCTCTTTCTTCTGGCTTCATTACTTGATGGAGTATTTCATGGGCGAGTTCATGTACGAGAGTGCTAAACTTGTTGATTCCACCATAGGTGTTGTTGATTACAATCTTTCCACCCGCAGAGTAGCCGCCCGTACCTTGAGCTAGTTCCTCATAGTCGATAGATATATCTTTTTGCTTGGCTATTTCTATTCCTGCATTGATGAGCAGGGTAAGTTCTTCAGTGTTTTCATCAGTATCTTGTCGCCAATCATTTGGCTCAAACACTTTTGCCTTGTCTTCTTGTCCTGATATGACTTGTGTTGAAGAAATATCATAAACTTTAACGGGTCTGAAGAATACAAATTTTCTTTCTTCCTTTTGCCCCTCTAAATCTGCATCTTTTTCTTTTTTCTTTCCTGTCATAGGCGCAAGAATTATAATTCCTTGATCCTTATTGGTAACTGCTCTTCCGAGTTTAAGCCAACGACTTTCAGAGTTTACGTAAGTTGCATCTTTCTTTTGTGCGTAAATCAACATTTGATTATTGAAAGAGTAGTTGTGGAATTTAGCAGCAAACCGCATAAAGTCTTTAACGAATCCTGATTTGATTTCTTCATCAACCAAGTTGGCCAATTTTTCAAGATAGTTTTCAATCATGGTGAGAATTTGTTTTGCTTTACCGCCCGCTTTGCCTTTAGCGTTTTCAATTTCCTGTTCCATGTTACCAAGAATCGCATCAACTTGACTCTTGGGTGCATCTTTCTCTTCTTCTGCCTCAGTCGAATCAGCGTTAAATTGCGGTCCAGCATCTATGATTTCTTTCAAATCAGTTATTCCAGTTAGCTCTATGAGTTTTTGAATCACATCATTATTCAGACTCCACCTGCCCGTGCTCCAATAGCCACCTTGGTTCCAAGTAAATTTTGTTATTTCTTTTAGTTTGTCTTTAATTGGCGTCGTATTTCCATAAATAACAAGAATGTCTTTACTTCTGTCGTCTTTATATTTTTCACTTGCCACTCGCATGAATGCGTGGATACCTTGGTCTTCGAGCTTCAGCATCCACTCAGTGAACGAATATTTTGCAGGCTTAACAGCAGGTTTCCAAGACTTCATGATGTCCTTAGCTAGTTTCCTTGCAGAATCATGATCGCTTCGATAATGAGTCCCTCCATATAATCGGCTAATTCCGATCCTGTCTGCAATGTCCATGAATCCTTTTTCATGTTTCGGATATAGCGAAGAAAGATATAGAGCAATTAAAGAAGAAATCAAAGAGTGATTTGAAGGATAAGCTGGCGTATCGTCTGTTTTCAAATCATGATACATTATGTTTAGACCCATCTTGGGTGCGATCTGATGCGGTCTTGGTCTGTTGAACTTCTTTTTAAGCTTTAGTCCAAGTATTTCGCCTTGCTTAAGTATTTTGTTAAGCATTTTGAAATCGAAATCTAGAGAATTTTGTTTAAGATAATCTTCAAATGGCTTGACTTGAGCCACATCAAAATCCTTCATATCTTTCATGATATCTTTGGACTTAAAATGACTCATCTTTTCTAGCTCTTTAAGTTCCTCGATAGTTTCTTTCGAGGTGTTGGAAGGTGGTGGGTCTACCTTAAATCTTCCTTTAAAGAGAGGATGCTCTTTTTTAGACAGAGCATCTGTCTTTTCATCCATATCGCCATAAACAATTTCGTCAATTGACTTGTTGACCGATTTATTTAACTGTTCTTTATTTTCTATCCAATTTCTAAACATAATAAATTATTTATGTTTAAAAGTCTAATTCTTCACGAATATCTACTTTATGTCCTTCATTCTTTATAATTTTAATTCTTTTCTTTGAATGATCTAGCAAATATTCATTTATATCGAAAACAAAATCATAGTATTCAAGTCCGTCTTTATCAGATGCAAGTCTCAATCCTCGCCCAAATCGCTGTATAATCTGGTGATCTGCTTGTCCTCCAGCCGCATTGATAAGATTGTGGACAAACACGTTGATCCCAGCATTGAAAATACCTTGGGTGGCGATTGCTATTTTATTGCCTTTAGAGTACTGTAGCTGGTCGATGACATCTTTTCTTGCATCTAGGTTATCTTCTCCACGAACCCATAAAGCATCAGGAATCAGACTTTGCAAGGCTTCTCCGTGTGCAAGTCTTTCGACCAAGATAAGGGTTCTGCCCTTCAAAGATCTAGCCAATCGGCTCACAATGTCGTGAAAATGCCAACTCTCAGCTATACCATTGGTTACTGCATCAAGATAAATATCATACGGAATCTGAGGTTCTTTCACTGGATAGAACGTACAGTTACAAGAAGATAAGATTCCTCTATCTTGAAGAGTCTTTGTTGTAAGGATTCCCTTGTCGTTATCTGCTGACTTTGTTTTAAGCACAGGTCCAAAGTGGCCTTTTACAGAGAACTTTTGTGTTTTATCTTTTCCGCCAAATTTAAAAGGCGTAGCACTGACGGCTACTCTAACCGAGCAGTTTTTCATTTTTGTGTAAAACTTCTTTGGCGTCTTACTCATCATGTCATGAATTTCATCCACTACCATGACTTTAACTTTAGGAATTAACTTTTCTATTTTATGCAAAGATTGTACAGTCGCACATGTGAAGATGTTTGGATCTTTGTACTTGTCATAAAGTCGTCCGACATTTTCAAATCCCCAGCTTGTCAAGGCATCATAGTTTTGATCACAAAGGCTTTTCTTATTTGCAAGAATAAGAGTTGGCACGTTTTCAGGAATTGTTTTTAAAATTGCAACCATGATTGCAGTTTTACCTGCTGAGGTTGGGGCAAAAACAACACCTCTCTTGTGTTTGATGACTTGATTGGTGAGATCAATTTGATAGTCACGCATTCCTTGCCATCGATCTTGATCTTTCTGAGGAAGGTGATGAATCCATTGATCCAAGAAGTCCGAGCCAATTTCGTCATACAAAAATTCAGGCTCACCTCTCTCATCGATAATGGTATGAGGTATTTTCCAATGATCTAAAGCAGCAGTAACCTCTGGCAGTAGGCCAGATAAAAATCTTCCACTTTCTTTTTTGAAAAACTCTGTATATCCATCCCACAGCCTTTGTTTATAAAGACGACTGTGAAAATACCCTTTTTCTCTATGTCTAAGGGCTTTCCAAAGATTTATTCGGGTATCATCACAATTGGTGTTTAACCAAGAATAGCAGTTTTGAACCTTTATTACAGCTTTCTTCATTTTGAAATGATAACCTATTTTTCTTCTTCAAACAACACAGTTTCTTCAGGCGTGATTAAACTGATTCGGTGTTGGTTGAATCTCACTAGCAAATGCCTTGCTAATTCGTACATGAATACAGTAATTGTGGACTCGGCTTTTTCGAATCGTGGATAATTTATCGCAGCTAACTCCCAGCCTTTTTCTGAGTAGTCTTCTGATATGAATTCCGTTTGTGTCATCCTTACAGGTATAACCCCCGACTCAAATGTATATTTTTCTTTAAATTGTTTCTGTATAAATCCGACTTCTTTTTTGAGTTCTTCTTTTGTGAAATTATCTCCGTGATACCCGAACATTGAACCAATGTACAGCCTTACCTCAAACGTCTCGGATTTTTTTATAATCATTTAATTATTCTCTATTTGTTTAATTGTTTCCTTGAATTTTTTTACATATTCTTCCTTAAGTGGATGATACATCTTTAATGGAGTGTGCATGTCTTTATATTTGTTTGGTTCATTGTTTTGAGTCTCAGTTAATTCAACTATTTTGTCCACAATAGAACTACAATCAGTCATTAGGTCCTCATAATCGAACTCTAGGTGTTTTTTATCTTTTAAGAATTCGACCCATCCTTTTGACTCATGTATCATATCAAAGTACAAGCGAAGCATTGTATCTCTATTGTAAGGGACATCCACGTTTGCGTGTTCTGAGAGGTCTTTCTCACACGTAGTGTTCCACATTTTAGTATGTCCTGCGAAATACTGTGAAACTGTTGCTTCTGCCAAGTCTTTTCTAGTTAAATGTATAAAAAATACATTTTTTGGAAACGACGGCAGATGTTCATTATATTGAAATTTATGTATCTTGCAAAACGGAACTGGGTTCTTTACAAGAAATTCATCAAAGAGTGTCTCGCTATTATACCACTCTGCAAACGGTGGGTTAAAAAGTCCTGTCTGGTTTAATCTCCTGCTTAAAAAGGTCGATCCAGATCTTGGGGTTGTTAAAATCCAACAAGGTTTCATGTTTTTTACCAAACTACTTTAGAAAACCATTTGCATTTTTCATCTTTAATCCATATTAAACTAGAATTCTCAATGCTATCTTTATACTCTTTAATCGGTTTTGCATATCTTTCTTTGATACTTTTTAAATCTTTGTTTATTGATACATCATGGAGAGCACGACATGATGCTCCGTGTCCTACGATGAGATATTTAGAATCTTCATTTAAACCTTTTAAATAAAATTCTATTCTTCCCAAGAAATCGTCCATAGTTTCATTCGGGTATATTTTGAGGTCTTCAGAAACTCCATACTTTCCATCTTTCCCATTCCATCTGCTCCAGTCAAAATCTCCAAACAGATTTTCCCTAAATTTAATAGGCATTCCTTGATTTTCTACAAGTTCAGGTTCATCTTTTTTTACATGATATTCTCGAACAAGTTCATTTACTTCGAAATCAATATTAGTTTGACTTCGTAAAATATAAGAAGTTTGAAGAGTTCTTAAATATGGACTCGATACTCCCTTGTAACCAGATAAATCAAAGTTATCTTTAAGCCAGCAAGCTGTATTGTAAACTTGCTCATTTCCTTTTTTGGTCAAAGAAGAATCCAAAGTGCCTTCATAGGAGACATTGTGTTCACTCTGTCCGTGTCGAATTATTAGTATTTCCATTATTACACCATCATGAGAGTCAGACATTTGCAAGCACCGCCTGCTTTTATGAATTCACTCATATCGCAGCACAGTACATTAAAGTTCATTCTCTCTAAAAGTCTTTTAGTTTCATCACATCCTTCTGGAATTATAACATAATTTCCAATTACCACAGCATTACATGCGAACTTTTTTGCATCGTTTTCAGGAACAGGTATCATGTCCATATTTTCATTTAAAGCTTTAACAGAATCCCTGTGGAATGCTTTCGGAAAGTAAATTGCTTTATTTTTTTCAAGAGGACAAAAACATGTATCTAAATGATAAAAATAAGGGTCTATCAATTTGACCTTAATTGAATCAAGTTCCAACACCTCGTCAATTGCATGTAAAGAATCAATACTAGTCCTAAATCCATGCGCCATAATTAATTTATTTTCTGAAAACAAAGCATCTCCTGCTCCTTCAAAATTTAACTCTCTTGGTAATCTGACAATGTCGTAATATTCACCAAGTTTTTCCTCGTAAAATTTTTCTTCTTTTTTTCTTTCATCAAATTTGAAGTTCGATATGATGCATTTATTTTCATATATAAGAGCAGCGTTTGCTGTGAATACTATATCTGGCACATCTGAATGAGGTTCAACGTGTTCAATTTCTGCTCCTGTGGAGAGGATTGTGTCATGAAGTTTTTGCCATTGTTTTTGAGATTTTGAGTAGTCTGATTGATTTTCTAGATTCATCCAAGGGTTTATAGAATATTTAATGCCGTAATGCGTTGGCTTACACATTAAAATTTTATAATTTCCCATTCATTTTGCCTCATTGCTTTGAAAGAATGTTTATTAATTCAGATATCTTAATTCCGTTCTTGATTATAGATTGAAGCTCATCATCAGAAGATATAATTCCTCTTTGGGAAAGATCTGCAATAACGCCTGAGTCTATCTGATCTGTAGACATATTTAGGATTGCTTCGGGATCATTAATGTTTAATTTATCTTGAAGAAAATTAAGCACCATGTCTCTAGACGCCAGTGCTTTCGCTTCAGATTCTATCCAATATCTAAATTCCATAACAAAATATATAGTTTTTAGGTTCAGATATTCATCATAGAAATTAAAGCCATTCTGGTGTACATGCCATTTTTAACCTGTGGCCAAAATAGTACTCTTTCATCTTTGTCTATTGCTGGATCTACTTCGCCACACCTTGGTAAGGGATGAAGAAAAATACAATTTTCATTGGTTGATTTTAATATTTCTTCATTTACCACATTTTCTGGTATTTTGCATAAAGGCCGATCAGGATCTTTTCTTTCTTTTTGAAGCCTAGTGATATAAACGACATCAGCCTTTTTCCATAAATCTTTATCTTTATTGGGGTCGTCAAAAAGACTTCTTTTTTCGACAGATGCCCCATATAAAGAAAGAAGTTTTTCAAGAGAATTGACTGTTCTGGCATTTTCTAAATCTGCGTAAAAAAGGACATTTAATGGTTCAAACACAGATTCCAAAGACCAACAGTTTTGTTTATCTGTCTTTTTATTCTCGTAAATAGTATACATGTCCAACAAAGATTGAGTGGGATGTTCTCCGTCGCCATCACCAGCGTTTATAATTGGAACATCTGAAACTTTTGCTGCTCTTTTAGCAGCACCCTTTTCTGGGTGTCTTAGTATGATGCAGTCAACATACTGCGAGACTGTTTTGACACAATCTTCTAAAGATTCGCCTTTTTTGTCAGACGAGCTTACTTTCCCATTTTCAACAGTTATTAAACGGTAATCATGTCTAACAATTGCAGACTCGAAAGAAAGTCTAGTTCTAGTGGATGGTTCAAAGAACATAGTGGCAAAAACTTTATCTCCCGAACCGCACGGAAAAGGACTTATTTTAAACAAATCAGTCTGAGAAAATATTTCAGATATAGAATACTTATCTAATTGATCTACAGAAACTAAGCTGTCTTTCCAAAACATAATTGCACCATCAAAGTAAACTGCTTTATCTTAGTGCGTTCTCTCTCATTTCTTGCAATTTTTCTATTTCTTTTTTATTTGCATGAAGTTTAGGGTGTCTTCTAGGTGCAGAACTTCTTCTGTGAACGTTTTTCTTTATAGACTTCCCATGATTCAAAATCGGTTGTGGGCTTTCGACTTTGATTTTTGGAGACTTAACTTTTTGCTTTTCCTTAGCCACTAAAGCAAGCGAAGAAAGGTTGTCATTAGATTCATAAAAATCTAATTCATTCTCAATCTCAATTGGTTTATTGATTTTATTTGTTTCAAGCAAAGTATTCATTCTCCTTGCTCTCTTTTTACTGTTTGATATGGTTTTGGAAATAGGTTCATTTAAAATTACTGCTTCTATAACTAAATTTTCTGAGTTGTCTTTTTTCTTTGAAAATCCAACGTAGCTGTAGTTTACTCCAAGAATTTCTAAAGATTTCTCGATTATTGAGTCAAAGCAAATTTCTTCTTTTTCAACCTTGTTTTGATTCAAAATATTATTGTTTTTGGATGCTCTTTTTTTTGTATTTTTAATATTTTTAAGAATAGGATCTTCAATAACAATTGAATCCAAAACCTCTTGCTCAATAATTTTTTCTTCAATAGGAGCTACAGGTTTGTAATGCCTCCTAGAACCGAAGAAAGATAAAGGGGTGGCATCCTCAGATTTTGCTTCTAAAAGTCTTATTTGCCTTCCAACCGGATCATTTAGTACAAACAATCCTTGATTGCAGAAAGTTCTAGCCGAAAGAAATGCTGAATTAATGTATCGCATTTCAATACATTCAACAAATTGTTTGTCCGACGATCCACCTACAGACGACTGACTGTAACAGTCAACGAATACTCTAAACTCTTCTTCAACAGGAACGCCCGCAGGTTCAGCCTCGCCAGGGCCATTAACTCCTGAAATTGTTAAAGTACACGATCTTTCTTCAAATACGCAAAGAGCACTGCCAGATAATTCGACTCCGCCGGTTGCAACTCTTACAACAGGGTTCACAATCCATGCTGCTCGACCACTTGCTGTTATAATTCCCGACCCTGAAAAACTGAGAATTAAGTTAATGTCGGATTCGCCACTTACAACAACTCCGCCACTTGCTATTTGTCGATTTCCTTCACTATCAGTAGAATCACCAGAGATTAAAATTCCACCTGAAGCAGTGTAAGAAAGATTGACCTGAGCATTGGACTGCCCAGATGCATTTACGCCGCCAGAAGCAATAAAAGATTTTTCTGTCTCGCTGTAAGCTAATACAATATTAGCCAAGCGACTCTTTTCATTTCCTAAGCGACCTGTGAACGTCCTTGCCATATTTTTCCCTATTTCTTATAGTCAGCCAGCAATGAGTCTCCAACAGGTGGGGGAGATATGAAAACTACTGTACTGCCCGATTCTGAGTAATCGTCTCCTTCTTTTTGTCGCAGTCCATTGCGATAAACAACTGTTGTGTTAGATATATAGGTGTCTGGCATCGTGAAAGTATCGTTTGTGCCATCAACCGATCCAGTTGGAGTTATACCGAGCACCATTTCAGGAAAAGTGAGAAGTTGAAAATTACCTGATGAGTCATAAATTAAAGAGCAAATTTTTCCGCTTAAAATATCGCCTTCATCCAAGTCGTCTGAAACATTTTTCTTTATATTTTTGACGCCTAAAGAATTAACGTTTATAGTTGAAGATCCCGTATTTCCATTTGATGGATCAAATCGAACTATCATTCCAGTTTTATATTCTTCAGGAGCTATTTCCAAAGAAACAACATATGCATTGGAAACACCAGAATCACTGGAAAAAGCTATATCTCCCCGAATTGCGTTCGCAAAAGAACCCGCAGTAAGTAAATGTGTAACATCTACTCCTGAAGAGTACGTTAAAGGGTTTGTATCTTCTACTCCCCTTATTACTGTAAATTGATTCGCTGCTGGCAATGCAGTAACCAACATTATTTCTTCTCCTATTTTAATCCTAAATTGAGGACTAGTAGGAAAATCTGCATCTGAATCAACGGCGACAGTAGTCTGTACTATACTGGTGATATTAGCAGCAAGCGTAGTTGCAGCATCGTTTGTGAATCTTTCTATAGCCATACCAATATAAACGCATGAAAGATTGTAAAAAATACATAATAATGAATAACTACAATGTCAGTTTAAATATTCAAGGAGGGAAAACATGGCCGTAACACAAATAGATGGTGCTCGTCAATTAAGATTTACTGGTAATCTTGACTTGCAAACCAATAAAATTGTCAATCTTACAGATCCGACAGCAAATCAAGACGCTGCTACGAAATCATATGTTGATGCTCAAGTTGCAGGTGGTGTAATTGATTTTAAAGAAAGTGTCAGAGTTGCAACTACGGCAACAGGAACTCTAGCTAGTGATTTTGAAAATAACGACGTTATAGACGGAGTGACTCTTGCAACTAATGATAGAATTTTAATCAAAAACCAGTCATCAGGAGACGAGAACGGAATCTACATAGTACAAGCTACTGGTGCTCCAAGTAGGTCATCAGATGCAGACACAAGTGCAGAAGTTACAAGTGGACTGTTTTGTTTTGTAGAAGAAGGAACTTCAAACGCAAAAACCGGATGGTTACTAACTACAACTGGAACTATCACCTTAGATACAACGGCTCTGACTTTTGAAAAATTCAGTGAAGTTGGACAACTTTTAGAAGATCTTGTAGCTGGTGCTGGTCTTACGAAGACTGCTGAAACAGTAGATGTTGTTGCCGCAACAAGCGGTGGATTAACAGCAAATGCAAACGACATCACAATAAATCTAGATACTAATTCGGGACTAAACCTTGGTGCTAACGGTATCTCAGTCGGTGCAGGAAGTGGTTTGGCAGCATCTGGCGGTGACGTTAATGTTGGTGCTGCAACTTCGGGTGGAATTACCGTAAATGCTGATGATATCCAAGTAAATCTTGACGGATCAACTCTCGCTCTAGGTGCTAGTGGTCTTTCTCTTGCCGATGGAGCCTCTGCTGCATTGCTTGTTGGACAAGGTGCATCTGATTCGACTTACAACGCAGTTGGGGGCGACCTGACAATGAGTTCAAGTGCAGCCTTTACCATTGCGGATTCATATGTTACAGATACTTGGGTTTACAGAGAAGTTCCATCAGGACTTGTAAATGGAAGCAATGCTTCTTACACGTTGGCAGCAACGCCTTTAAGTGGAACAGAATGTGTCCATTTAAATGGTATACTTCAAAATGTTGGCGGTTCAAATGATTACACCATTTCAACAAACTCAATCACTTTCAATAGTGCTCCTGAAACCGGAGATGTTTTATTAGTTAATTATGCCAAATAAAATAAAATTACCATAAAATTACCATAAAATTAAAATCCAAGGAAGGAAAAAAATGGCCGTAACACAAACAGATGGTGCTCGTCAGTTAAGATTTACTGGCAATCTTGACTTGCAAACCAATAAAATTGTCAATCTTACAGATCCGACAGCAAATCAGGAAGCTGCAACGAAAGCATATGTTGATGCTCAAGTTGCAGGTGGTGTAATTGATTTTAAAGAAAGCATTAGGGTAGCAACTACGTCTAATGGAACTTTTGCTTCAGCATTCACAGCAGGTCAAACCGTAGACGGAGTGACTCTTGTAGCAGACGATAGAATTCTTCTTAAGAATCAATCAACTGGTAACCAAAACGGTATTTATGATGTAACCGCATCTGGTGCTCCTGTCAGATCTTCAGACGCAAACACAAGTGCCGAAGTTACAACTGGCATGTTTGCATTCATTGAAGAAGGAACTTCAAACGCAGACACTGGCTGGTTGCTAACTACAACCGGATCTATCACTCTAGATACAACCGCTCTGACTTTTGAAAAATTCTCTCAAACCGGACAACTTTTAGGCGATCTTGTAGCTGGTGCTGGTCTTACGAAGACTGATGAAACAGTAGATGTTGTTGCCGCAACAAGCGGTGGATTAACAGCAAATGCAAACGACATCACAATAAATCTGGATACTAATTCGGGACTAAACCTTGGTGCTGGCGGTATTTCAGTCGGTGCAGGAAGCGGTCTAGCAGCATCTGGCGGTGATGTTAATATTGGTGCTGCAACTTCGGGTGGAATTACCGTAAATGCTGATGATATTGAAGTTAATCTTGATGGATCAACTCTCGCTCTAGGTTCTAGTGGGCTTTCTCTTGCCGATGGAGCTTCTGCTGCATTGCTTGTTGGACAAGGTGCATCTGACACTACCTACAACGCAGTTGGGGGCGACCTGACAATGAGTTCAAGTGCAGCCTTTACCATTGCGGATTCATATGTTACAGATACTTGGGTAACAAGAGAAACTCCTACAGGAACAGTTAATGGATCAAATACAGACTTCACAATGGCGGCAACACCTTTGTCAAATACTGATTGTATTTATCTAAATGGCATCATCCAGAATACTGGTGGTGCAAATGATTACACTTTATCAGGAGCCATTATAACATTTAATACTGCCCCTGAGTCTGGAGATGTGATTCTAGTTAATTACAACCAATAAATTTGATTTAAATTATTAAAACTCTAAAGGATGGCAATTTGCCATCCTTTTTTAATATATAAGTTCATGTCTGTTAAACAAATAAGCGGAAGAATAATAGTTATTTCTACTGATGGGAGAGATCTGGTATCTTCATTGGCAAGAACTCAGATGGATGGAGCAAGGCAGCTAAAATTTTCTGGCGATATGGATCTTCAGACAAATAAAGTAGTCAATCTTACAGACCCAACGGCAAACCAAGAAGCTGCTACTAAGGCATACGCTGATGCAAATGGTGGAGGATCACCAGGCGGGTCAAATACTCATGTGCAATACAACAATGCAGGCAGCTTTGGTGGAGGAGCAGGTTTCATATTTGATGGATCGGGAAATGTAACGGCTACGGATAATGTTGAAATTGATAGAATTGGGATAAGTGGCCAAAATCCAAATGAAATTAGAACAAATAATAACATATCTCTTCAAAATCTAGTTGTAGACCCAATCAATAACAATGGATTTGTAATAAACAGTTCAGAGCATTTTAACCCAACAGTTACAGAAGACTTCTTACTTGTTCATGGAACCGATGCCGAACCTTTAGGAGAAGGTAGAGTTGGACAACATTTAACTAGCTCTGGGAATCTTGGGAAATCAGTAAATGTCTACCAAACTCTCTATCTAACATATCACAATCGTCAACGTTCAGACGATGCTACGGCTGAAATATATCCAGGCGGAAATTACAATTCATTTGAATTACCAACTGACGGGAATTCGCTTTTTGAATATTTAATAGTGGGAACAACAGACGATGGGACCAATCAAAAAAGAAACGCATATAGATATAACGGATTAATTAAAAACAACGATGGAACCGGATCATTTGTAGGAACTCCAACAAAAACAGCAATAGCATCAGGAAGTCCTGATCTAGATGTGACCTTAAGTCTTGCAAGCAACACTCCATCCGCAGGAGATGTAAGTGTAATTTTAAAAGGGATACATGGGTCAAATTCGACTACACACTGGTGTGCGAAGATGACAGCAGTCGAGGTTAGAGGAGAGGCAAGTGGAGCACCAATTCCTTTCCACGGAGGAATTAAAGATGAAACTTGGTCAACCGTAGGAAATGGAATACTTGGAGGATAAATGGTAGTTAAATTCATAAGTGGAAAATATTTAAAAATACAAGAGAACGAAATTACATCTGACGATGAATCTATTGAAGCTCTTGGCCTAACCACTATCGATGGAGCAAACCAATTAAGATTTACTGGTAATCTTGACATGCAAACCAACAAAATCGTAAATATAACCGATCCTACTGCAAACCAAGATGCAGCTACTAAGTCGTATGTTGATTCGAATGGTGGAGGATCGCCAGGAGGCTCTGATACTTATGTGCAATATAATAATGCGGGAAGTTTTGGAGGAACCACGGACTTTGTAAGAACAAATGATGGATCGTCTACAACAATTGGGATAAACGGGTCCTTAACAGTTGATAATTTAAAATTTGACGGAAACATAGTTTCATCAACAAGCGGAAACATTGCATTAAACCCTATAAGCACAAATGGAGTAGAAATAGGAGAAGATTGCACTGCCAGTGGCGATTATTCTCTGGCAACAGGGAAAAATGCTTTAGCCACATTAAGATGTCAGCATGCTAGGAGTTCTGGAGCTTTCGAAGAGGGTGCTACCCCTGTTGCGTCTGCTGATGAAGTTATTACAAGCGGAAGCAATGTAAATTCAGCTTTTTCATATACAGGTGGAGGATCTCCTCAAAATATAGGAAGAAGTCAAAACGCTGTATTTAAAACAACTGTAAACATACCAACAGGAACAAATCCAGAAGGTTGTATTTTCGAAATGGGCAATTCATTCAGAGGTGGATATTGCGGATTTAATGGATCTTACGACTTAGTTGTTAGATTGGGAGATGGCAGCGCAACTCCTGATGTTGACGACTTCGCTAGAGTTGAAATACCCAATGCTTCACTGCCTCAAAACGTAGATTTTGATTTAATGTGGGAATTTCAAGTTGGGCCAATAGGAAGCGTTCGAGTATGGGTGGATAATATTCTATATGGAGAAGATCAAACAGATAATGATGCTCCTTTAGGAGGAAGCGAAACATGGTCAACATCACTAGACGGGAAATACAATGGATCTTTTGATGGAGTCATTGCGGGAGAATCAGGGAATTACGATGCTGTAGTTACAACTTCAGGAGTGTTACTGCAATCTGATTTAAGTTATTGGTCAAACATAACAGTCACAGAAACAATTAAAAAAGCACAAACAAGCTATGTTGTGTCTGCATGTGAGACAACTAACGCTACTCAAACAGAAATGTTTATAGGAGATGTTACAAATGCTAGAATATCAATACCAAGCGGCCAAACTTATCTTTTTGATATATTAATCGTAGGAAGAAGTGTAACATCTGGTGATGGAGGAGGATATAGAATAGAAGGAGTTATTGAAAACACCAGTGGAACAACAGCTTTAGTAGGAACTCCAACAAAAACAACAATAGCTGAAGATACCGCTTCTTGGGATACAGACGCAGAAGCAGACAACACAAATGATGCATTAGCAATCAAAGTGACAGGAGTAGCAAGTGAAACAATTAGATGGTGTGCTAAAACAACTCTAGTAGAAATAGAAAATGTTTAAAAGTTCATAAATATAGTACAAAGGAGATAAAATGACAACTGTTTTACATAGAAATACAACTTTAACAACTACCTTCGAAGTCGTAGACGACGAAGGTAATATAATTGAAACAGAAGAGACAAAGTTAAATCTTTCAACTTTAACTGAAGATGATTTCACGACTTCTCTTAAAGCGTTGAAAGAAGTTTGGGCTGAAATGCAAAAAGAATATGGCGAAGACAAGTTGAATTTGGGAAAACTGGTGAAGAAGGTGGAAGCTATGGATATGAGAATATTCAAACAAGAAAAAGAACAAACTAAAATGCTGAAAAGTATAGAAGAGACCTTAAAAAATATGTTGCCTGAAAAAACCGCAGAAGAATCTATAGAGAAACCTACAAAGGAATAAAATGACAGTTAAAGGCTTTAAAACATGGTTAGAATTTAAAGATATTTTTGGATTTGATCAAAACAACAAAGATGCTGAGAAGTCACATCAAAACGATATGCCTATAAAATCTTTTGATTTAGAAAAGCTGTTTTCTATACTCGCATCTAAAAAAATTGGAACCAATGAAGGGCGTAGCAATTTCATGAATGAGGTACAATGGGGAGATAATTCCGGTTCTATAAAGTGCTGGTGTGGTACTGGTCTGAATCTCATGATCGACAGACTAGGAAGCGATTTAACTGGGAACCCAACTTGGTATACAAAAAGAATTTTTCAAATAAACAGAGGCGGATATGGGGGATATGAAGATATAGTCGCCAATGAAGTTTTAGACGAAGTGCAAGTGATAAATAAAGAGGATATAGATTCTCCAAAGAGAGAATATAATAAACTCGAAAGCCTAGTTGTACAAATGGCTGATTCTATAAGAAGAAACGCAAAGAATATCTTCATCTATGAGGGCATTAAGAAAATAAGTAATTCTAATTATATCATCAGACTGGGAGTTAAAGGACATGGCAACCAAGCACCAGATCATCAAAGAGTCGAGGAAAATCAAACTTCTATAATATTCGAAAAAGAAAAAGGGATGATTCGAATATTGAACTACAACATAGAGTCTGGAATGGGACAACATGAGTGGGCCATGAGTCCTTCTGATACTGATTTGAATTTCTTTCCTACACAGGAAAATTCTGAAATAATAGAAACAATCACTAATACTCTGAAATGGTACTAAGTTGAGTAAAAAATCAAATAAAAGAGATGCAATAGAAGATATTGTAAAAAATTTAAGATCATCTTTTAAAGATATGAGCTATCCGACAAGAAAAAAAGCATGGAAAGCAATAACATCTGAAAAAGGAAAGAAAGAAATTAACAAAATAATTGTTAATCCAAATAGACAAATAGATTCCTTGCTTATAAAAAACTTTAGCTTTAAAGAGTGGTTAAGCAAGACTGTTTGATTAAACTAAGGATGCAATATTGCTAATATGATCTTTTTCTAACACGAACCAGCAATAACAACTATCTTCATAGAAGCCCATTTCTATATCATCATTTATGCTTATTCTAAAATTAAAGTCTTCGTCAATATAAGACATTATATTTTCTAATGAACAATTTTCATCATCTATATCTTCAATAAATATTTCGCCATACCAAATTTTACAATTTTCATATGCGAATCTACATATTTGCCTTAAGTCATCAGACTTGAGATGGTCTGTTTGGAATTCCATTATGTTTCTCCGAGTCAATAATAATTTGTGCTTGATGTTCAAAAATTTCCATCCAAGTTTCTTCAGGGCAGCTTCTTCTACATACCCAGATTTCTTGTCGTTCTTTGGTATTTGTATAGCCTTCAAATCGGCAACATCTCATATTTGATTCGGTGTTTTTTAAGTCGTAGTATTTCCAAACACTATTTTCTTCGTCTAAAAAAAATCTATTGTTCATAGTCAAAAATTTCCTTAAACCTATTTACGACTTCATCGTTGATCGAAGATTTATAGATAGAAAAGTCAAAAGAGAATGCTTTCTCAATTGGTTCATTCAGAACCTTAGCCATCCAAGGGCTTAACAGCGAATAAATTGGTGACACCCATCCAAATGTTATCCATTTAATCATGGTTCTATCTAAAACTTTTTCTTCGTACTGCCTATAAATTAGGCAGTTGCGATCAGCTAAAAACATTTTTGTTTTTTCTAATTCCCTCAGCACTCTAGAGGTGCTATCTGAACTCAAGTTTTCTATTGATTGAGTTTTAATGCGGTGAGCATCATATCTTCTTTTCCAAACTTGCCATCTTCTCCAAGCTTTTTCTCCATGCAAGCACTGAGGATCAATTAAGGCGTGTATTTTTCCATCGTTAATTGACTTTAAAATATGAAGTTGAGCTAGAATGTATAGTTTATATTCTTTGTCTGGCAATATGCCGTTGGTTTCTTTTGCTAATTTGTAGCAGTGTTTAAAAAGAAGGGATTTTCGAGGATCACCTGTTTTTCGAATTCGAACATGTTGATAATTAGGAAATTGCTCTCTAGACATCTCGACCCACATTAGGGAGATTTTATAAGCCTTCGCCTCAAGTTTATTCATTTGATGATGCAAAATTGCTTCGAGAGGGTCTGGCATTGAGAAATTTTCCTTTGTTCGAATTGAGATTTATATAAAATTTTTTTTCTCAAGTCAAGTTGACTTTATTATTTAGAGTTACTAACTTAGTTTCAACTTTAAAAACATGCTAGGCATCATCCTGCCTTATCAGGAATTATTTGAAAAAATCCCAAATTACAGCCTGATAAACAAAACCTGACTCTGCGAGGTGGCCCTGCTTGCTAATCGGATCTAACTCCAGATCTACATGAGAGCAGTAAACTAGGTGAGCCAGAGTATTGAAACCATCCCCTAAAAACGGCAAAACAGTTGGATTGTTACGTAACCATTCGTACCCAACTCTTGGGGTGAGAAAGTTGAAAAAGATCTTTCTCCTTTACTTTGGTTAGGACGTTTACAAGAAATTTATAAAGAAAAAGTAATTCAAGACAATTGCTTTATGTAAATTTCAAATTGGATTTTGTTATTGCTTGTACACAATGATTCTTATTAGACAAGTCAGTAAGAACATTAACTCAGTTTATCTGTGCTCTTATATCCCCCTTGTTATTATTAGTAATTAATTAATAGGGTGAAAGCATTAAGGCCAGATAAAACTTGGAGGAGATTATGCGCATACAAAACTTGTTTTTTAAACTTGTTTTAACTCGTTAGTTGTTTTTTCGATCTTGTTAGTTGTTTGATTTTTCATTACACTCTTACTATGAGCGAATTAGCACAAGCCTTAGAGCAGTTGGTAGATAGCAATATTTTTATTGCTGTAGAAGGCACTGTTTCTAAAAGATTGATTATTATTGGCGGAAACAAACGAGTGCAAATAGATCTGTCGAGCGACAGAAGTCAGCTTGCTGAACAATTGGGCGAAATTGATTTTTATATAAATGATCCAAATAAAGTGTTGATTGGATGGGATTTGAAAAACTTATTTTCCCATGTTGGCAATGTGCTTGGATTGAAATATGATTTGGACTCTAACTTGTTGGACTTAAAGGTTTTAGAGTGTTTTTTTGGAGTGTTTGAGAAAGCCCCAGAGAGTTTTAAAACTGCCCAGTCCAGACTAGTCAGCATCATGCAGGACGCAAATTGGGATAAATTAAAATATATTTACAAAAATATTTATCTCCCGCTTATAACTAGTGTGATACCTGATATAGAAAACGCAGGCATCATACACACCAAAAACAGATTAAAGCTAAATTCCTATTACGAGATTCTTGGACAAGTTAACGGTCGAAGCAAATGCTCAAAATTCTCAGACAAAAGCTTTAATCCCCATTCAATTAACGAGTCCGATAGAGAATTGTTCAGACCTGCTGGATTTGATGAAATTTTCATGTACATAGACTTCAATCATCAGGAAGTTTCTATGCTGCAATGGCTTTCTGATGATCCTGAGTTGGGGAAAAATCTTGCAACAGGGCAAGATTTGTATAATACGATTTGGAGAGATATCACGACATTGGAGCCAACACCAGATTCGAGAAGGATTTGTAAGGGTATATTTTTACCTGTCATATTTGGACAGGGCGCAAAGTCCCTTTCGAAACGGCTTGGGATACCGTTTGATGTCGCCAATAAGTTGATTACAAAGATACAAAATAAATACTCGGTCGCATTGGAATATGTTGCCAAGCAAATTGTTAAAGATGACGGATATGCTTTAGACCATTACGGAAAAAAGCGATTTTTTGGAGAGCAAGATTATAGGATTAGAAATTTTGTAATTCAATCTCCTGCATCTACGGTCTGTTTGCATAAACTTGTCATGCTGCACCGGGAAATTAAAGATGCAAGAATAGCGATGCACGTTCATGATGGTTATATTTTTTATGTTAGGCCGAGCGACTGTCGTAAGGTTTATAACTTATCAAAAGATATTCTGGAGTCAGATGACGATAATCTGTATCCAAATTTAAAATTAAAAATTTCATGTGAGATTGGGAAAAATCTCAATGACATGAAGCCTATAAACTAATTGGAGATACCTTGAAATCTATATTTACTCAATTTCCTGTAACATCAGAGGAATATGAAAAGCTTGATGAAAAGTTTGGCGATTTGTGCGAATATGCCGCATGGCAGTTGATTAAAAAAAATTCTAGAAATAATCACACGGATGAACAAACAGATATTTCACAAGAACTCAGAATAGCCTTAATTAGGGCAGGCTCTTACTACAAGAGGCAGGTTTACATTGTTGGATGCTTGGAGCTTTGTGCCAAACACGCACAAGATAAATTTGTAAAATGTGTGGTTGAAGAGTTGTGTGAGCTTTGGAGAAATAAAACTCGACACGGAGCGAATAAGCAAAAGTTTGGACCTCATCAAGAAAAGATTCTAGAAAAACTTGTTAAGAAGATAGTTCCAAAAAAAGAAAGACTCTCTAGAAAAGCACCTTTACGAATAGACAGTAAATTTGTAACATATTGTAAATCTATAACCTGGAATGCTCAAAAATCTATGGGCAAAAGAATTACTAGAGAAAAAGGAATCAGATCAGGGCAGGTGAGTCTTTCGGAATATGACTACTTGGTTTCTTCTGATTTTTAACAACTCAACACAGAGTCAGATAAGCAGAAACGTGTTGCTTTATTCGGAGTGAGAATGGCAGAAGGAATTGATTTCCTAGACGAAGGCGACTTGTCAGATGAAGAGCAGGAAGCATTGGCTGAATTAATGGCCAATGATCCTGACCCTGCGTCTGGCGATGCGTACAATTGGAGCGAAGATTTTCAACGGGAAATTGTCTCTCTGCTTCTTCAAGATGAAAGCTTTTGCCGACAAAATATTCAGCTAGTTAAGCACACTTACTTCGCCAATGAAGTTCATCAAAAGTTGTGCAAAATTTTATTTTCACACTTTCAAGAATACACATCTCTACCAACTAGAATTCAATTAGCACAGGAACTAAGGGATTTAACAGAGGGAAAAGATGCAGAAGTTCGTGTTCATTTTCTGAAGGAACTCAGTACTGTCCTGAAGTTCTACAATCCTGGAATTGAATCAAGATCGTATTACAGCGATAAGATTACTGAGTTTGCTAAAGAAGCCGAACTGAAGATAACGTTTCACAGGTGCATCCAAGAATTCAAAGGAAAGAGGTCTTGGGACAAAATTAAAGAAATGTTACGTGAAGCCTTGTTGGTTGATCGTGATGTTGATATTGGCGAAAACTACTTCGAAGGGCCGGAAGAGAGATACGAAAGAAAGAAGAAAGCGGCAGAAGAAGGAGAGATCTTCACAAGTGGATTTAAGGCAATTGATGACCATATTATTGGTGGCGGTCTCAGTCGAGGCGAGATAGCATCTTGGATGGGATTGAGTGGGACGGGGAAATCTTTAGCTCTTGTGAGAGGTGCTATTGCTAATGTTAATATTGGAAAAAAAGTCCTTTACATCACTCTCGAAAATTCAGAAGATCTTACTGCTGACAGGTTTGATTCACAAATAGCAAATCCGGTAGGTGTAGAGAGCATGCCTGGAATCAATACTCTCATGGAGAAAGACAACCCTGAAATTGTCATCAATGCAATTAACGAATATGTAGAAGACAAAGAGGACAAAAGGCTTTTAATTATTAAGCAGTTTCCTGGTGGCCAAATGGGTCCGAGCGATCTAATGGCATACCACAATCAGCTTAAACTTCAAGGATTTACTCCTGATTTGGTCATTGTTGATTATATCGGAGAAATGGCAGATTATCCTGGCGTGAAGACCTATGAATCTAGATACAAGATTGTTAGAGACCTGAGAGGCTGGGCTGTTTCTGAGAAGATTTGCATTATTACAGCTATGCAGGCAAATAGAAGTTCTAAAGAAATTGCAAAAATGGGAGATGTAATTGATGACGAACATCTCTCAGACTCCTTTGACCAAGTTAAGCCGCTCGATGCCTTGTGGACTCTGAATCAGTTTCAAGATGAAAACGATTGCGAGCCAATTAGATTGGCTAGGGTCTTTATTGCCAAAAATAGAAACGGTCAAGCGAAGTATCACTTTCATATAGAAATTAATAGACACACGTTGTGCATGCGACAGATATCGAAAGATACATATATGAAAGTTCTTAAAGAATACCAGTCCACAAAAGAGGAACACGGTACTCAAGGCGTGGAAAATGAGTTAAAGAACGACCCAACTGCCAGTATAATTGGAAATGCATCTGATCACCTGAATGCGATTGAAGGAGCATCGGCAAATTTTTCTAAAGAAATTGGAAACAATGACGATGATGTAGATGTAAAAGACGAAATACCAGGACTAGACTAGTTTAACAAAGGGAAATAAAATGCCAGACGTAACAGTAGAAACTTTAGAAGAAATATTAGAACAGACGCCTAGCGTAAAAGTTGGTGAGCAAAAAGTATATCTTGACCCCAATAGGCTGATCTTCAACGAACAGTCTGTAGGCGAATGGTTACAAGATGCAGGTGCGTGGTACGCATACTTTGCTCGACAACTAGCAGATGCAGAATATCTTAAAGATGCAAGAGATGCTGACTATGAAAGTAAATATGCAAGCTTGTTTGTTTCCTATAAAGAAAATGGATGTTCTGACAAATTAGCAGATGCAAGTGCTAAATCAGATGAAGAACTCGAAGAAGCAAAGAAAGGAATCGCACGAGCGAAGCACACCGTCAAATGCCTGCAACAGCATCTTAGAGCTTGGGACAAGGCACACGATTCGGCTCAAAATAGAGCAAATACATTTAGAAAAGAAATGGAAAAACAATGGTTCGATCCGGCCAATAGTGACGGTCGCTTAACAACGACCTCAAGTGACCTTGATGTCAAGGTTGACAATATCATAGGTGGTGCGAAGGTTGACAATATCATAGGTGGTGCGAATTGATTTGGAAGAGAAGAAAGTCAAATTTGGTTATCGCTGCTGTTGGTGATCAATCTATTCACAAAGAGTGGATTTCTGATGCCAAAAACAAATCTTTTGATTTGGCTTTGATTTACTATGGCGATCTTGTCCACAAAGAAGAGATGTACAAAGATGATGCCAAATATTATTTAAAATCAAAAGGATATAAGTGGCATTTAATATCTGAAATGTATGATAAATTTGAAAAGTCTTTTTCAAATTATGAATTCATCTGGTGCCCAGATGACGACGTGTCTGTAAACAGCGAATCTTTGTCTCACATGTTTCGGTATTGCAAAGATAAAGGTTTAAATTTGGCACAGCCTTCGATGACTAGTGATAGTTTTATAGGTTCGGATAAAAAAGAGTGGCCCATTGTGTCCAATCACACTGGAACAGAATTCCGATTTACCAACGTCGTAGAACGAATGGCTCCGGTTTTCAGTAGAGAATCTTTCAAAACGCTTAGAAAAACTTTTATAGAGACCAAAAGTGGATGGGGACTTGATTGGGTTTGGCCTAAAATCTTAAATTATGAAAATTGCGGAGTAATAGATTTAATCCAAATTAAGCACACAAAAGAATGTGAGTCTGGGGAATTATATGAAAAATATAAAAAAGACGATATTTGCCCCACTATAGAAAAGAAAAAAATTCTTAGGCGATACAAGATTCCTCTTGCTATTTGTACTGAAATTTCTAATATAGAGAGACGAATGGAAAGAGTGTGTGTACTGCATGAAATCCCACAGGTTAAACATAGGTTTAATCACCTTTTCCGAAGGGATAAAGGGTGTTCTCATGCGTGCAGGAAAGTGGGAAATAGGTTGTTAAATTTTAAAAATTTAATAGATTAACAAGAGTAAATAATTTGTATTCTTAGAATTTGCCTTCGAAATATGATGGGTCTGCCTGTGCGGATGACACACATGAAAAAGAAGAAAATCACTTGCACAGAAGATGGATGCTTTAAAGGCACATCTTGTGTGGTTTTCAAAAATTAAGACAAACGTCTTAGCTAAGAGTGCAAAGAACTGACTGGAGGAACAGTCAGTTTTTTAATTTTTAAGCAAGCAGCCTTTTCTCAAGTCTTTTAAACAATTGGGGCGATAGGGAAAAGGCTGTTTGTGTATTTGGTGTTAAAATGAAAGAATTGAAAGAAATAGTTTCTAATCTAGAGTCAAATCTACAGGATGGGTTGATATCTCCTAGAATAATTTTAAGTTCACTTCGGTTTATTGATGAATCATCTAGGAAATCAGGTGCTTATGCAGATCCCTTGTATATGCCATTTTATTATCATCTTGGGAAACATATTTCTCCTAAGAGCTATATTCAAATAGGTTTTAATTTGGGGCTTTCTTCTGCTTGCTTTATGAAAAGCTGTAATTCGGTGGAAGATTTTTTAGCTTTTCAAAGAAAAAATGAAGTTTTTTACTCGTCTCGTCTTTCTATTAAAAATGTAAAAAATCATTACAAAAATAATTTTAGTTTTTATCACGGAGGCTTTCATGATGAAGCTTTTGAAAAAAGTGTTCATAGTAAGAAATGGGATCTTATTATGGTAAATGAGAGAATATTGTATGACACTCATCTAGAATGCTTGGAGATTTTGTGGCCTTTTCTAAGTTCGGGTGGATTTTTAGTGGTGGATCGTGTTGTATCTGACAAGTCTGCCAAAGATTCTTTTAGTAATTTTTGTAACATTAAAAATAGAGATCCTTTTGTAATAAAAACAAGATACGGTGTTGGAATAGTTCAAAAATAAGTTTTTCAAACTATCTTAAAGAGAAATAATAGTAAAAGAGGTAAATGTCAATGGGTTACGAAGTTGTATACTATTACCACGAAGAAATAGAGCGTGGAGAATATAACAAAGAAGAAACAAAAGAAGGCATGGTAATTGTAGGTGAGGCGTGGGAAGATGTGGAATTAGATTATTTAGCTGGCAAAGTAATGGCACTCTTGGCTCGGAGAAGTATTCTAGTTACAAGTTTAGAGATAAGCGAATTTAAGAAAAAAAGCGTAACATTCAGAGAGGCGAAAGACGGCATTGTTATAAAAAATAGGAAGTTTAAGTTTGATGATGGGTCAACGTTGAAAGGCGAGAGCCTTGAGCAAAGTGATCCCATAGACCAACTCAAAGCCTTGCTTGATGCCAATCCTGATTTAATCAATTCGCTTGGGGTTGCTGGGGCCGAGACTGCCAGCGTGCCTTTCCCACACGAATCGTCGCAAAACACACCATCTAGAAAAACACACCCACAGGCTACAGCACCTAGTCCCAAAGGCAAGTCGCAATTTAAAAACGCTCCTTTGAGGTACGAGGTGTTCGATCCTGTTATAGACGGGTTAGCACAAGATGCCAAACGTCGAGGTCTTAGGTTTACTTTGGGTAAAAAATATCCAATATACGAAGAAAAAGCTGCTGGAAATCAATACGCAGGCATGCAGTATTTTACTTTAGATGATAATGGCAACAAACAAGCAATGTCAGATAAGTTCTTCAAAACGGAAACATCACAGTTAATCGGGGATCGGGAAAGAGGTGTCCAGATCCAAGACCAGTCAGATTCAAAATTACAATGGAGCGGCGTAATTGGCGACAACATGCCAAGCGTGAGGTAAATATGAGCAATTTAAAAAAACAAGAAAAGAAAAAGAAAAAAAGAGAAAAATTAGCCAAGGGGAGAGTTCTGGCACGCAGGTCAGCAATTCGTGAAGAGGCAAAGGAGAAAAGGGCCGAAAGAGATTCTCAAGAGCGTGCTCGCAAAGCTGCCGCTAAAGCCGGTTTGTCTACTACATACCGAAAAAAAGAACCTAATCCAGAAAAGGATGCAGAAGTGATGGAAAAACTAGAGAAGAATTTAGAGATCCTGAAAGCTTTAGAAGAAGAAAGTGGCCAACAAGCAGAAAGTAGAAAAAAGTTAAACGAGGAACTAGTGGCGACAGGTGCAACAACCCCTGAAGAAAAGCTAGAAGCTATAAAATCTGGAGCCGTTGAAAAGGCCAAAAATCAAATCAAAAAGAAAACTATTGGAGGCTTTGCAGGAGGGGCGGAATGCAGTTTCGCAACATCAGAGCCAGACCTTAAAAACTGAACCGATGCCTACCTAAAAATAAAATAAAAATATAACTAAAGTCCATTGACCTTATTGACGATACTATTTATAACAATCAACCACGCAACGAAAACTATAACAAACGTTGCATTACCTTTAAAAACTACGGAGAACAAAAATGACTTTAGACATCGGTGCTCTACAAGCAGAAAATGATCGATTATCAACAGAATCACAAGCAGGTGATTATCTTGCAAACTTTGTAAAAATGCCAGAAGGCAATGGGGCCTTAGTTTTAAGGCTTCTACCACCAGCACCAGCAAGTGCTTTTGGCAGGGATAAAAATCCTTTCTACTGCTCTACAAGGATTCATAGAGTAAACAACAAAAGCTGCCACTGCCCTAAAGAACTAGACGGTTCACGATGGAAGGGCGATAATTGTCCTATTTGCAAATATTATAATTGGCTGTGGCAAGAGTCGGAAAAGAAGTCGCCTGAAGAAGCTAATCAAATGCAGGCAAATGCTCGAAAGATAAAGCCAATCGAGCGTTACTATTACAATGTTGTTGTTCGATCTGTGTTCAATGAGCAGACTCAAAAGATGGAAGAAAATGTTGGTCCCAAAATCTTGTCTGTTGGTAAAACTTTACACAAGATGATCATTCGAGCGATTGTTGGCGACAAATCGATCAATGAGGCTGCTTTGGGGGATGTAACTCATCCGACAAACGGCAGAGACTTTAAGTTAATCAAAACGATGCGACAATCAGGTCGTGATTCTTATCCTAATTACAGCGATTCTAAATTCTTAGATCCAAGCCCATTAGGTGAGCCAGATCAAATTGAAAAATGGATGACAGATTTGCACGATATTGCATCTCTGAGAGCCTTGAGGCCAGAAGATGAGCTTAAGCATGAGCTTAAAGTTCATCTTGGGTTGGTTCAAGATAGCTCTGGTTCTAGTGGGTTTGATCCTACTGAATTTCAAACATCTCCGAGTGCAACAGTTGCATCAGCAACGGTAACAGATGCTCCTTTGGACTCCGCTCCCGCTCCCGCTGCTGCCGCAGTTGCTGTCGCTGAAACGGAGTTGCCAACTTCTGGAGAAACAGAATCAATGGCTGATGATGACTTCTTGAATGAACTAAGAAATCTAAGCAGTTAATTCAGAAGCGAAAGCGGCGATGTGGTGAGCGACACATGCCCTGACAGAGGGAACACCAGTAATAACTTAAAATAATAACTGGGCTTAATGGGTTTGAATCCTATACGCTAGTAGCTTTGCTAGAGCCTTGCCCGTTTGGGCAAGGCTCTTTTTTAATCAACAATCAACAATCAACAACAAACAAAAATTACGGAGTGAATTATGGCTAAAAAAGGAACTAAAAAAACAACTAAAACTAAATCTGATGATGACTTTCTGAAGGAGCTTGCTTCTGAGACTGGAGGTCAAATAATGAGCGAAGTGGGAGCTTCAAAGTATTTCATTGATACCGGGAATTTAGCTCTAAATAGAATCTGTTCTGGCAAGTACGTAGGCGGAGGCATTCCAGGTGGACAAATCACAGAAGTTTATGGACCTTCTGCATCGGCCAAGTCCCTTTTGGGAAATTGTGTTCTTGGTGCTTGTCAACGCATGGGAGGGATTGCTGTCTATCTAGACTGCGAACGTGCAGGAAATCCTGAATTTGCAAAAAATGCAGCCAAAGTAGATGTTGATAAACTTATAACGTATGAGCCGATCTCTATTGAGCAAGTTGAAGCCAAGATTAGAACTTCTATCAAATTGATCACAAAGCATTACGGCGTCGATATTCCAAAGCTTTTCGTGTGGGACTCAATTTCTGTTGTTCCAACGGAACGAGAGTGGAAAACTAATGAGCTACCTGAAAACTATACTGCGGCTGAATTTAAGAGAGTTGTAGGTTCCAAAGAGCGACCGGGAGAAAGAGCAAGAGCCGCAGGCGATGCTCTTAGAAGGTTGAATCCTTTTTTGAATGATCACAATGCATCTCTGTACATCGTAAATCAAACTAGGCAAAAGATTGGAGTTATGTTTGGCAGCGACGAAACCACTGCTGGTGGTGGAAAAGCACTCCCTTTCTACGCCTCGTGTCGTCTCAGAACTAGTGCGACAAAGCACATGCTTGACAAGCACGAAGTCCCATGTGGTGTTAATCTGAATTTCCGCAACAAGAAGAATAGAGCTTTCAAACCTTTTGGCGTCGTCGAAGGTGTTCAGCTTTTCTTCGATCAAGGAATCTCACCTCTAGGAGGACTTCTGATGAGCCTGAAGCAAGCAGAAAGGATTGAGCGACCAAGTCCCAAGGGAAATTGGATCGTCAATGAACCGTGGGCAGGCGGGGAAGAGGTCACATTCAAAGCATCTGCTGCTGAGGGTGTGGTCCCAGAAGAGATTCTCCTCAAGTGCCCATCACTTATCGATGCTGAAAACGAAGAACAGGTAAGAGATTATCTTTCCATTTGGGAGGGAGCTTCCAAATTAGCAGCAGCCGATCTCAAAACAGAGGGCATCGCAGATGAAAATGTTGACATGGTCAAGGATGCAGACGTGTTGAAGAATCTCGGATTAGAAGATCAATTTAATAGTGATGAGTTCACGCCAGAAGAATCTGAATAAGCTCTTGAAGAGAGTTGGCGTATCACTGGGTTAGTTGTGATCAAAAAAACCTCGCCGTAAGGCGAGGTTTTTTTGTAGGTGCGTTAGAATCTTATTTTTAGATTTTAACGTACTTCCCTCCGCCAACTTTTTTGATTTTGCATCCTTGTTTTTCCATTTCTTTTTTAACATGAGAAATGTGAGAAGAAAAACATGCAGAGCTTAACTCATACCTTTCATATCTTTTCTTGACTTTCGAAAGGTCTACAGTCTTTCCCTTTTCGAATTCTTTCTTTATATGGTTCCTAATGATTGCTGCTCTTCTCATTTTTTCTTTTCGAGGCACACCCTTTTGGTCTAGCACTTTAGGGACTGATTCGACTGTTTCATATTCAAAGTTTGCTGAATAATCTGGGTTTGAAATTGCAGAAGCCAATTCTTCTAGATTAAGCACTTCGCCTTTTTTAATTTTGACATGCTTTATTTCAGCATTGAAAAAATTTGAAAACTCTATTAGATAATTTAAATTTTTCTCAGACGTAAAGAAATTTCTTTTATCTTTGGTTTTTAGCAATATGCAGTTGTGGTCTTTTTTGGTTAACATTTTTTTCTCCAATATATTTTTAGATTATTGCATTTTTCTCAAAGAAAAGCAAGGTTGCAATCAAATATTTTATTATGTAAAATAAAAAACATGGTAGAAAGCTTTTTATTAAAATCGGACTCTAAAAGAAATTTTGGAGTCGAAATTGAATTAAACTCCCAAGATCGCAGGGATTTCAAGAGCAACCCTTTAGAACGAGGCGAACAGCCCTTGGGAATGATGGATTTCTCTAAAGAATGTAGCGATTTTTTGAGAAGTTACTATTTAAAGTCTGATAAGTCTAATTTAGATTCAACTGTGCAGGTTACAGGCTGGCATCATACTCACGATAACGAAAATTGGAGGCTGAAGCCGGATTCAAGTTGTGGAATGGAACTTTGTTCTCCTGTTCTTTCCGGTTGGGATGGATTGGAAGAGGTTTGCAAAGTTGTAGAATTTATTAAAGACAACACTTCGGTGGGAGTAGATTCGAGATGTTCCTTTCATTGTCATATTGATGTTTCTGACCTATCGGACGCACAAATTGCTAATATATTGAAATATTGGATCAAATGCGAAAGCGTATTTTTGGACTCAGTGCCAGCCAATAGAAAAATAAATAGGTATTGTCAGGCTATCGGTTTAACAGACTTGTTTGAGCACGATTGTGACTATTCAGATGGAGAGATAATAAACTCTTTAGGAACTATGAAATATTATTCTTTAAACACATACCATAAATGCAGAAGGAATAGAAATACTATAGAATTTAGAATAATAGAATCAGATGGTTGCGTTAATCCTTTCTTGGTCAAAAACTGGATTAAACTTTTGTTGCATTTTGTAGACGTTTCAAGTTGGGCAATGGCTCCAAGAAGTTACAAGTGTGATGATCCTTGGTCATCTTTTCTTTGGTTAGATCCTGATGAAGTTTTGTACTTTTTAGGGTTTTTTCACGAGGAATATATTCTTTCGAAAGGGATGGAACAAGTTAGGAATTGGTTTTTAGCTCGTTTAAAAAACAATATCTTTGATTCAGATTCGCCAGGAGTGTGGTCTAATTTATCAAGATCACAATCTAAAGAGAAATTAGATGAGGCTATAAAATCTATGGGATTAAGCGACAATGACCTTTTAAATTCTTTGAACGATGAAAAAAATCTGTACTCTACTGAGTACAGATTTTAATTTTATCAGATGCTTATCAATATATACTTCTGAGGTACATTATGTCTTATGAAAAACTTAAATTAGATGAAATAATTGATCGTATGAAGAATATGGGGAATTTATTAATTCCTTATAATTTTCCTTTAGGCGATCCAGTTTGGGAAGATGATTTAAATTTTTTAAAAATTACAGATTGCACCATAGATGGATATAGAATAATCCTACATTTTAGCAAAGCAAAGTATGAAAATCATTATTTAGAGACATTACAAGTAATGTCTAAAGATGCTCCCTTTTTACCATTTAACTTGGTTGCAAAATTAGCCCAAAAGATTCTAGGCGGCCATCGTCTCTCTCTTGTGGAGATGCTCAGAGGTAATAGGAAAATTTATTGTTGGACTTTGTTAGTAGATGATGGAGGGAAGCCAATGAAAAGTAATCTTGAAGAGTCAGAGAGTGTTGAAAGATGTGTTTATGAAGGCTTTGAATACGGATATATTGACCCTACCACAGTTAATTTTTATTAACTATCTTTTGTTTTCTTTTTAAGTTTTCCTTTCTTATTATTTGTATATAAGAAGGAAGCTCATAACTTAAATACAGGAGTGGAAACATGAATAAATCTAAAAAAATTCAACAACTTCTAATTAGTCATCTTTTAGAAGAGGGATACGTCGAACTTATTTTACCCGATGGTATTGTTCTAGAGATTGGGACAGTTCAAGAGGACAAGGTTGGCGATTTAGTAAAGAAAGACAATTACTGTTGGATGATAGCGACCCAAGACGGCAGAACTGCTTCTATGGATGCTTACAATTTAGGATTGAGTTTTAACGCCGATACAAATAAGTTTATATTTGAGGACCAAGCCATCGGGCAAAATGGAGAAGAACAACACATTTTATCTGTAGTTTAGTTTTTAATTGTTTTTATATGGATGGTTTTTCCATCTTTGTTCAAAATTATTTCGCTAGTTGCCGAAGTGATATTGTTTTTATATTCTAGGATTGTATAATCTATCCATAATAAAAAACTTGATTTTTGTTTTTCAAAACGAGATAGAGTTAGCTTTGTAATCTGACAGGAGGAATCTATGTCTAGATTTTCTATTGCTAATTTTTTTGCAATAGAAAGTAATTTTCTATTGTCAAAGAACTCTGTCCATTTTGAAAGTATTATTTTTTCAAATTCACTAGGGTCTAACATTAGAGGGACGGACTCATGAAAAAGATTGAGAATGTTTTAAAAGAGTATGTCAGAAAGCTTTCTGACGAAGATCTACGTTATCTATCGATTCGTTTCACTCATTCTCTGAGTGGAGACAAAGCAGAGTCGGCAGAGTTTTTATCAAGAGAAAGAAGTGTTGATAACTGGCTTTCTGCCGCTTCTTCATGTACAGAATGGTTCGACATGCTTGACATGGTTGGAGATTATGTTAAAAAAGAAAATATTAGGAGATATGGAGAAGATTCAAAATCTTTCAAAAAATCTTCTGATAAGAAGAAAAGACAGAATGCGTAACAGAAGTGGTGGAGCTTTCGGCTCACAGATGCGGCGTGTAAGGTTCAATACCCTATATCGTGTGGCACGAGCGTCGATAGTGGATCTGTAAAGGGTCATTCCCTAATTCGGGTTCGATTCCCGACTCTGTGAGTTTTTATTATTTGAAGGAGTGTCGAAGTGCCACCAGTCAAAAATCTGACTGATCAAAATGATTTGGTTCCTACTGAGCAATATCCTTCATACGCAAACTTTCCTTTTGAAAATTTCAATCCGGTTCAAAGTCGGATATTTGAATTATTCGATAAGGATTGCAACGTCATCGTTGCAGCAAAGACATCAGCGGGAAAGACCATATGCTCTGAAATGATCATGGCTCATGAGATTAGAGAGCGTGGCGGCAAGGCCATGTTCTTAGCACCTCTAAAAGCATTGGCTAAAGAGAAAATTGACGACTGGACCGATCCCAATCACCACTTTGCAGATTGTAATCTTTCCATTTGTACAGGCGACTACAGACTGACAGCGGCCAGAAAAAAAGAGCTTGAAAATTCAGACATAGTTCTGATGACATCTGAGATGTTGAACTCCAGATGCAGGAACAATAAATCTGAAAACAATGAGTGGCTCAAAGACATAGGAACGCTCGTCGTTGATGAGTCTCATCTTTTGACCGTACCAGGCAGGGGCGATCATTTAGAAGTTGGCTTGATGAAGCTTACTCAAGTCGCCCCCAATGCTAGAGTTGTTTTTCTGTCTGCTACTATGCCTAATGTTGGAGAAATAGCCGAGTGGATCAGCTACCAACTTACAGGCAAAGAAACGTATTTAATTGAATCGGAATATAGGCCGTGTCCTTTGGGCGTGCATTATGAATCTTATATTTCTCAAGGAAAGTATGAGTCTATAGAAGAGGAAAAACTAAATTCTGCCCTGAATATCATAAACGACTATAAAGAAGACAAGTTTATCGTTTTTGTCCATACCAAAAGAACGGGGCATATGGTTAAAAAGGCTTTGGAGAAAGCTGGATATGAAGCAGAGTTTCATAACGCAGATTTAGATAAGAACAAAAGGCATTCTGTAGAAAAGAAATTTCGTGAAGGAAATTTACAAATAATTGTTGCCACTTCAACTCTTGCTTGGGGTCTCAACATGCCTGCTCGTAGAGTCATAATTCTCGGAGTACACAGGGGTATGCAAGAGGTTGCAACGTATGATATATGGCAGATGGCAGGGCGTGCTGGCAGACCTGGATATGACCCTCGTGGAGATGTTTATATACTTCTGCCTCACAACAATGAAGAAAAGCATAGAAGTAGATTAAAAGCACATCAGAAAATTGAGTCTAGATTATTAGAACATGTTGGAAATGGAAAAAAAGCTAAGTACAAGACTCTTGCTTTTCATTTAGTCAGTGAAATTCACCACGGATCGATTAAGAATAAAAAAGATCTGCATAAGTGGTACGAAAAAAGCTTGGCATCCTTTCAAGCGAAGGATCTAGATGACCAAATAGCAGATTCTACTATTGATATGCTTTTGAAATGCAGGGCAATAAAAGAAGACAATGGCATCTATAAAGCCACTGCCATTGGAACAGTTGCTTCTTTGTTTTACTTCAGTCCTTTTGATGTTGCTGATTTAAGAAGAAACTTTAAAGATGTGTTTGATGGCGGATATGAAGACAATGATTTAAGAGTGGCCATGGCTCTTGCTAACGTAGAAAATGCAAGAGCGGGAATCATAAGTAATGCTGAAAAGAAAGACATGGCTGGCTTTAAAAGCATGGTTCAAAAATCTTACGGCAGATTTCAGTTCAAAGACCCAGAGATAAAATTTGGATATGCGTATTATTGTCTCATGAATGGGATTCACGGTGGAAGTATATCTGGAGTTTCAAAAACTCTGCAATGGGATGCTCCAAGGATGATTCAGGTCTTGCAGGCAATAGATCAAATGAATTGCAAGTGGAACAAAAAAGATTGGTTTAAGACTCTAAGTTTAAGAATTAATTATGGAGTCAAACCACACTTGCTCTCCCTCTGTGGGATTGCAAATATAGGAAAGGTCAGAGCAGAGAAACTCTGGAAGGCTGGGATAAAGAACGCAAAAGATGTTTCTTCAAATCAAGGAAAAGTTCAATCTATTTTGAACATGAAAAAGGAATCTATAGATAAAATTTGTCAAAGCGCAAAGGATATAACTTAATTTCTTCTTCTGATTTTGTTTAGCAAAGAATTCTTTCTTTCTTTGGATAATTTTCTGAGTTTCGTTTCCGCTCTGTGTTTGATTAGGGCGTTTCTTTGCTTCATGTACTCTTTTTTGTTTAACGCTAACTTCCCGTTTACAAGAGAGTAGAGGTTGCTATTGTCAAATGCGATTCCACAACCTGTTTGAGATACTAATTCACAATTGCAGCAATCACCTGAGACGCCACTGATTGATACGCTGACTGACTCGCCGTCTGCGACAGATAAACTTCCTGATGAGTCCCCGTTTACAGAAACTGTCCCACTGCAACTGCCAGCAGTGAATGCTGAGTTCCATGTTAGGTCTCCAGATCCAACAGTGGTGATGCTGCACCCATCAATATACAGGCAGCAACCTGAGAAAGTCACGGTGACACTAGTCGTTGCACAAGTACATGGGTCGCAACAACAGGACGGGTCAATAACAGATGGACTGGGAGTGACTTCAAGAGACTGAATGGCTCCAAGAGACTCAAAAGAATCCTCGCTGGAAATATATTCACGGCTTGGCAAATGCGAACCAGATTCACGAGCGAATTTGGTATAGTTGGGGTTGTTTTCCATGCCAATATAACTATTCGTAAAATCTTCTATTCCTGGAAAATCTTCCAAGGCATAGGATAGATTTGACCTATTATTCGAGTAATCAGGATGACCCTCTGGCAGAATGGACCGAAATCTCAACGCTACGCTGGACGTGATTGGTGGATCTTCATATGACGGTGGATCATATGACGGTGGATCATACGACGGTGGGTCATACGACGGCGGGCAGCAAGATGGAATGCAATCGGGCGGGTCATATGATGGCGGAGTACAAGATGGCGGGCTACCTTCACAAGGTGGAGGACAGAGGTCGCATGGGTTTACAGGGTAGCAGTCTGACGCACCAGTTCCGCCTCCACCGCATTGATAATTGAACGTAACGCTCCCACAGCAGCAAACGGGTGGCGGACAAACGTTGTCGCAACAAGAGGACCAACCACTGCCAGGCGTTCCGAGGCTAAAAGGACCGCAGCAGTTTGAGTCTACCCCTCCTCCTCCTCCTCCTCCGCAGCAGTTTTCCAATGTCGCCATATTATTCTTCACCAAAAAAATCAGTTGGGTATTCTATTTTTACGACTCCATCCGTAGTCTTTTCGCCAGTTTTTGGATCTTCTACCCAAAGCTTAACTTGTTTTACGTCCTGAATAGGTTTATATTTTTCTATGAATTCATTTTCAAAAAAACATGCATCCTCTGGATCAACAGGAATGTTTATTTTTTCTCCTTCATGAAGGACTATTACACTACATTCTCCGCTCTTTTGGTTGTATAATTGGCAGTTCTTGCATGTTTTTTCTACTTTTTTTGCCATTGATTTTCAACCTTGTTGTAGTTAAATTAGTGTTATATTTTATTATATTTAACAGGAAATTAAAATGATAGCCGAAAATCTAAATTTTGCCGCTGTTGGAGTAGCTGGACAGATGCAAAATGGTAAAGACACAATTGCCGACTACTTGTATTCCGCTATACTTGATCGCCGCCCAATACAAAGTCCTTTCAACTCATCCAGCATTTTCAACCTTTCTTACCGGAGAGATGCATTCGCCGCAGGGGTTAAAAAGGTTTTTTGTGACACTTTTGGTGTCGATATGGACTTTATCGAAAAGTGGAAAACGATTCCAGAACCTCCGCCAGGATTTTTAAAGCCCGTTAGGCAATCTTTACAATTTATAGGCGATGGCTTTCGAGAAATTCAGGGCGATGTGTGGCTTAATAAGCCGTTTTTAAATAGAGAAGATTCAGTCATCATTTCAGATGCCAGATACATAAATGAATTAGACAAGATATTCTCGGTTAACGGCACAAATATTTTAGTTTGGCATCCAGAACGTGAAAACGATGATCCCAATGGGTCTGAAAAGCAAATCAAGCCTGCGGTAGACTTTTGGAAGAAAACAAATGTAGAGGGAGACACAGGTGATTTCCTTTTAAATTTAGATCCCAATGAGCTAACCAGCTTGCCAGAGGGTGCCGACTTGGTTCATTTGTTTATTCGTAATGATGGAACTGTTCAAGATCTTTATAAAAAGATTGATGAAATTGTAGTTCCATATATCAAAAATAGATACAAGGCGATAGCATGAGGCACATTCAAGGGCACGAAGTAACTCCTCAACCTAGCAGAGTCTTTGTTTCAAAAGGGTGGGGATATGAAGACTGGATAGTCAATTCTGAAAAGTATTGTGGAAAGCTTTTGTTTTTTAAGCGTGGAAAAAAGTGTAGCTTTCATTACCACAAGATTAAAACAGAAACTTTTTATGTGCATAAGGGCGAATTGAAAGTTTGGTGGAGCGATGATGATGTTCACTCTGATTTGATGAAAAACCAAATGTATCCTGTTGATAAAAAAGGACAAACCATCACAGCAGACGGGGAAAAATTAGAGATAAAGCAATTTTCACAACATGGAATTATAGTTTTAGAAGAAGGGGATACGTTTCAAATTCCTATTGGTCTAAGGCATATGATGGAAGGCATCAAAGACACTTGGCTCTTTGAGTTCAGCACGCAACACTTTGATGAAGATTCATTTAGAGTAATTAAAGGCGATTAATCGTTTAAAAATTGGTTTCTTACCAACTGCTTTAGTTTATCTATTCCAACTTCTGTAACAACTACGAATTTCCACCCTCTATGTTCTAATGCTAACTCTGCTGCTCTCCATTTTTGGGTATTTTTTTCAAGAGTAGTTTGGTTTGCTGGTTTTATTTCCCAAACTTCTTTTTCTCCATCTTTGTAGTGAACAAGTAAATCAGGAATATACTTATGTCCCGATCCTTTATAGATGTACGGTATCTCGAAAGGCTCTACTTCGAATGCCACGACCTTGTGCCAAGAATCTAGGCATTCGTATATTGTCGCTTCATATCCAGATCGGTAGTGGAGCGATTTTTTCATTTTTGCAGATTCGTAATATCCTTCTCTGAATTTAGGCTTTTTAGTTTTTTTGCCTTTTGAATTCCCTTTCTTTGGAGACATATCTTTCCAGACAAGTGCTTTCATCATTCCCTTCTTGGGGATGGGAGAGTGTGGGTGCTTCACCTTGAAGTGCATCCTCATATCCCTGACAGGAGCACCGCAGTGTTCGCATGGGCATATTAGAAACTCACGACCTTCATCATGGGTTTCTAATATATGTTCCTTAAATTCAGAAAAAGACATATATTGTCTGCCGCATACAAAACACTGATACTTTCTTTGATTTTTATTAGTGTTGTCAAAAGGAAGGGTCATTTTAACTTCTCGTAAAGAGCACGTTTGTCTATTATCTTTATAGAATTCAAGTCTCTATTAGAAAAAATATGCTGTTTTTCTTCACCGTTTAGTGCATCTTGTAAATTTAATGCGGCGAAGGATGCTTCATCTCTCCAGCCGTCTTCTTCGCAATCTTCATCATCGGATTTTAATTTTGCAAAAATTAACCTGCTTTGCTCTGGTGCTCCAAAGCAATTTTTTCCTTTTGTGAAAAATAATAAAAGGCCGTTTTTATCTATAAAATTGTCTATTGTGTTCTCATGGAGGACTTGTTTGTCCCATGTGTCCATTAGATTTCTAAATTCAGAAAATGCAGGAGATTTATTCATATTAATGTTTCTCAAAAAAAGATCTACTCATAGAGTATATAAGGCATGAACAACAATTTATCATTTAGAGATTTTTTGGAATATCAAAAACAAAAAATAGATTATTTAAACCAAATTGAAGACGAGCTAGGAATACCCCCTGAACTAGTTGCAGACAGTCCGCAGACTATTTCTCAGTTTTCTATAGGTGGAAATTCATATAACCTATCTGGATATAAAATTTTAGGGTATGATCGTGATTCTGATGGAAATATAACCCATGCTAAAATCCAGATGATGAACGATACAAGTGATACAACAAAGAAAAAGTTTAAAAAAGACGATGATGGAAAGCAAATCAGAGTCAGTGCTTATGAAGATCCAGATAACAAAGTTTATACGATTCCTGTTGATCAGTTGAACACCGCACTTCTGCAAGGCTTGGATTCTCAGTCACCCATGTAATTTTTCAATTCGGCATTGATTATTCTGATTGATTACTATATTATTACCGTCGCAGGAACACTGATCTAGTATCCTTGCCAAAGGGCAGGAGACTGTTTTTGCTTATTAATTATAAAGAAGATTTTAAATATTACTTAAGTTAAAAATAATTATATTAGAAAACCTGACACTACAATGTCAGCGGTTTGGGAAGCCGAACTTTCATTTGAAGCAATTCATTTGAAAAACGATTATTCCCATAACGCTCTAGCAAGCACAAGATGCTGGGCTTTGGGGTTCGAATCCTCTGGGGCGTCTTTTTTTTTAAACTTTAGAGAGAATTAAGATGCAAGCGACTGCAAGACATATTTTGGTAGACTCAGAGGCACGATGTTTAGAACTGAAAAAAGAGATTGAATCTGGGTCGGATTTTGGACAAGCCGCCAAAGATTATTCAAAATGCCCATCAGGTCAAACTGGTGGTGGGCTAGGATCTTTTGGAAGAGGAAGAATGGTTCCTGAGTTTGATCAAGTTGTATTTAGCTGCCCCCTGAACGAAGTGCAAGGACCAGTGAAGACGCAGTTTGGTTATCATCTGCTACAAGTCACAGCCAGAGATTGAAATGAAAAATGTAATGGTTTACCCTGTCATGCTTCGATCTGAAGAAATTGATTTTTTAAAGAAGGCTCTTGGTGGTTTGGCACTCGTGCGTGATTACGACGAGAGTGAAGAGCCTCTTTTGGAAAAAATAAAAGACAGATTATCAAAAGTAAAGCCTTAGAGAACTTAAATGTATTTGATGCAAGATTATGACGATGCTTTGGAAAAGATTCTAAAACACGGAATAAGAAAGACAAATCGCACAGGCGTTGATACTATTTCTCTTTTTGGAATGCAATCTCGCTATAGGATTGATGAGAGATTTCCTCTTTTGACCAGACGAAAAATTCGCCATAAATCAATGGTTGGCGAGCTTCTTTGGTTTTTGTCCGGTAGCACTTTAAACCAAGATTTGAAAGATCTAGGTTGTGGGTTTTGGACTCCTTGGCTGGACAAAGAGTTCGAAGAAGAAAATGGATTTGTAGACGGTGCGTTTGGTCCCTTGTATGGCTTCCAGCTTAGGCATTTTGGTGGACACTATGGAAACGGCTCAAGCGAAGTTAATGCTAATCCACTTTATGGAGAAGGTGGTTTTGATCAACTTGCTTACATGGTTGATCTTTTAAAAAATAATCCAAATGATAGAAGGATTCTCTTCTCCCTATGGAATCCTAAGATGATGCATCAAATGAGATTGCCTCCTTGTCATTACACTTTCCAGTGTTATACGCATGATGGCAAACTTAGCGGTATGCTTACGCAACGCTCTTGTGATTTCCCTGTTGGTGTTCCTTTTAACATAGCATTCTATAGTGCTTTGATTTATATGCTTGCCCAACAAGCGGATTTAGAGCCTTACGAGTTTATTCATACGACAGCAGACAGTCACATCTATGTCAATCAGATAGAAGCTGTTGAGGAATATCTTTCTAGAGGCAAGCCTGATTCTCCCGTTTTGAAAATCTTCGCCACAGCCAATTCAATTGAAGACTACAAGCCTTCTGATTTCGTCTTAGAAGATTATAACCCTGAGCCAGAAATAAAGTTCGAAGTTGCAGTATGATTAAATTAATTGTTGCACACGATGAAAACAGAGTCATCGGAAATGAAGGAAAGATTCCTTGGAGCGTTCCTGAAGATCTTAAAAACTTTAAGAGATTAACCACGGATCACGTTGTTGTAATGGGAAGAAAAACTTGGGATAGCCTTCCTAAAAAGCCTCTTCCAAACAGGCAGAACATTGTTGTCACCTCTAATGCGACAGGCTTAGAGTTTCCAAAGTCAATGCATCAAGATGATTCATTTATTTCAACAGAATCTGTTGAATCTGCTTTAGGTTATTCAAAAGATCTTTGGCCAGATAAAGATATTTACATAATTGGTGGCGGGCAATTGTATCGGTATGTACTTGAGAACGATTTGGTTGACTCGGTAATCGTGAGTTTAATCAAAGCTAAGTGCCATAAAGGTGATACTTTTTTTCCTGAATTAGATAAAAAATGGAAAATTTCAAATGTAGAGGATCATAACTACTTCTTAATTTTAAACTATGAAAAGGAATTGGCAGAAAATGACAAAAGAGTCGGAAAAAACGGAAAAGAGTGAGAACGGCAAGAGCCTAATTCACTCAGAAATTTTAAATGTTTTACTTATTGGTTTACTTGCAGGATTTGCAGGTGGGTTTTTGATAAGGTCATATGATCCTCAACCTGATTTGCCCATTAAAGATATAGAGCAAAAATATACAACAAGTTTTGAAGAGAACAAAGCAGATGGAGACGATGAAGGAAAATGGTCATTGATCCCTTCGGAGAAAGAGGAAGACAGCTACATTCAGGGTTTTGAGTATAAAAAAGATTGGTAGTAAAGACGGATTTATAAAATGAAAATTGAAGACGGCATTAAGCTTGATTTTTGTGACGTTCTAATTCGGCCAAAGAGATCCGAGACAGCAAGTCGTTCAAATGTTGTCATAAAGAGAACTTATCAATATAAGAATTCAAAAAATTGGTATGACGGATTTCCAATATTCGCAGCCAACATGGACACCGTTGGCACTATGGATATGGCCAGAGAATTCGCAAAACATGGAATGGACGTTTGTCTTCATAAGCATTATAAAACATCTGAATTAATTGATTTTTTCAAAAATGAATCAGATGAAGTTATCAATCACGCATGGTACACACTTGGAATTGTTGACTCAGACATGGCCAAATTCGAACGTGTCTTTTTTCAAGGCACGGGCTGTGGAGAAAGGCTACAGCATGTTTGTATAGATGTGGCGAACGGGTACAGTGCAGCTTTCGTTGACAAAGTTAAAAGGTTTAGAGAGCAATACCCAGCCATCGATTTGATGGTTGGAAATGTTTGCACTCCTGAAATGGTACAAGAACTTTTATTTGCGGGTGCAGACATTGTTAAAGTGGGAATTGGACCGGGCAGTGTTTGTGAAACTCGCATTGTTGCTGGCGTTGGCTACCCGCAGTTGTCTGCAATCATTGAGTGTGCCGATGCTGCACATGGACTTGGAGGACTGGTTTGCGCCGATGGAGGATGCACTACCTCTGGCGACATTGCAAAAGCTTTTGGAGCAGGTGCAGATTTCGCAATGCTTGGTGGGATGTTGTCTGGCACAGAGGAATGTGAAGGCGAATGGGAATATTCAGATGCTGGACCAGATATAAAAGAAGCATTAATTTTTTATGGGATGAGCAGTGAAACCGCTATGGACAAATATTCAGGGGGCATGGCAAGCCATCGTGCAGCAGAGGGAAAAGTCGTGAAAATACCATATAAAGGCCCTGTTCAGAATGTTATCCAAAATATCGAAGGCGGCATAAGAAGTGCTTGTTCTTATGTTGGGGCAACCAGATTAAAAGATCTTAGCAAGTGTACAACTTTTGTAAGGTGTGCAAGGACGCATAATACAGTGTATGGGGAATAATAGTCTTGTCTGGAAAAAACGATGTAAAAAGGATCGCACTGACGTATCCGACCGAAGGATATGGGAAAGCAAGTGTAATTGCTACAAAGTCATCCATTCTCATATTTTTTTAGGGAACGGCGCAATGCCCGATGCTTACTATGCGATTGTGATTGAAGAATTTCAGGGAAGAAATTCTAAAACTTTTTCTGAACGCATTATCTCAAGACATCGTAAGAAGAACCCTGCAATAAAATCTTGTGAAAATCATTTTAAAAAAACTTTGAAGTAACTACTTTAGATTGCACAAACGCCATTGTGTTGGTTGACCTGATGTTTACTGGGTCAATTTCTCCTTAATAAACGGGTGATCTAAGTTACGATAGATCACCCGTTTTTTTTATAATTTGTAAAAAGGTAACTCTATTATTGCGTCATGAATAAGTTTAATACTTTTTTAGAAAACATCAAAACGCAATCGCCAAGAATAGGAGTTATTGGCGATTGCATGATTGACAACTATTTTAGAGTTGGCGCAAACCGAGTCAGTCCTGAATTCCCTATTCCTGTGATGCTGATGGAAGGGGAATCGCCAGAAAAGTCAGTTCCTGGTGGTGCTGCCAATGTTGTCTCCCAATTTAAACACTTCCCTGTAAGAGTTGAACTTTTGGGATATGTTGACGATTTGGCATTAAAAGTTTTCAATTCTGAGAGTTGGGGACTTGGTTTTCAGCATGAAAACCAAGTCAATTTTTACGAATCTGTGAATATTGAAGAATCATACGGTCAAAAAATACCAACAAAAAACAGGTTTTATCAAAGAGATTTCCCCCTATGCAGGCTTGATGTTGAAAAGGAAAATTATGGACTTTCATCTGAACACTTTATAAAAGCTAGGGATCGACTTCAAACAGAGTGGCTTAAATCAAGTTTTGATGTCGCAATCTTTTCAGATTATGGAAAAGGCATTTTCGAGGAAGACTCTCACGGTACTTTTGTCGATTGGCCATCACTCACTGATGGAAACACTATAACAATCGTAGACCCAAAAAATGGGCCGGTTGAGAAGTGGCGTGGATGTACTGTGTTTAAGCCTAACTTTCTTGAAGCCAAAAAGCTTTCTGGGCTTGAAGACCCGATAGAGCAGTGCAATTATTTTCAAGCTAAAATCGGTTGCATGGCTGTCGTTGTTACAAATGGGGGCGACGGAGTATACGGTAAGGTTGGCGGGAAGCACTTTAATTACAGATCGGGGGATAGCATCAAGGCTAAATCTGTAATTGGGGCAGGGGATTGCTTCGCCGCCTTCCTTGCCATGGCTCTTTCTGTTGGGATGGATATAATTGATGCATGTGAGATTGCTTATGAGGCTGGTGCAATTTATGTGCAAAACTCTCACAACAAGCCTATTAAACCATCGGATATACTTATGAGTACAGATAAATTGACAATGCCTCCTCAAGAAAGAGATTATAAACTTGTTTTTACAAATGGGTGTTATGATCTATTACATTCAGGTCATTTAAAAGTTTTGGAAGAAGCTAAATCGTTTGGCGACAAGTTAGTTGTTGGCATTAATTCTGATGATAGCATTAAAAGAATAAAAGGTGACAAGCGGCCAATAATTCCTCTAGAAGATAGAGTAAAGATGCTGGCAGCGTTAGAATGTGTTGATTTTGTCGTTTCCTTTGACCAGAAAACTCCATATGCATTGATCAAAAAGATAATGCCTGATGTTTTGGTAAAAGGTGGAGATTGGGAAGGCAAGGTCGTTATTGGCTCCGATTTGGTGGAAGACGTTAGATTTGTTGAATTGCTTGAAGGCATGTCAACAACAGAAATAATAAACAAGGCAAGTCGATCTTGATTCAACATTCTCGAAATAGTATAAATTCCTATTATGACACAATTACCAGTACCGATTTATGCTCTCGTAATTGAGCAGGAAAAAAGAACCACAAAGAATGGCGATTACTTTTGGCAAAATGCTTTAAAAACATGTGTCGGAAATATCAAGTCTCTAATGTGGAATGCACCATCAAATGCTGAGGAGTCGCCACTTTTCCCTCACACGGGCGACATTATTGAGATTACAGGATATGACGACCAGTTTGCCGAACGGGGCAGCATCGTCATCAGAGGCTTTCACAGGCTCACTAAAGAAACGCTGCCGCAAGAAGAGCACTCTATATTAGAATTTGAAAAAGCATCTGAAGAAGAGATGAGGTCTGCTTTGAATCTTATTTCTGATTCTAGCTTTTGGGACGATGATAAGCATCACAAGTTCACCATGCAATGTCTTTCGACATTCGACGTAGAAAAATTGAGAGCTTGCCCCGCAGCCGGGAAAGTTCACCACAATTATGGTGGCGGACTAATTGTTCACACTTCTGAAGTTTTAGATCTATGTAGAGCAATTGCAGATGCAAGCAAGAGATACAGTTTTATAAATAGAGATGCGTTGTTTTCTGGAGCAATTCTTCACGATCTTGGAAAAGTTGAAACTTATTATCTTAACGATATGGGTATCGCAGAAACATTGACAACAGAGAGAACTATTGGTCATTTGTTTTATGGCATGGAACTTGTGTCTCAAGAGAAGAAGAAACTTCAAGGCGATAGCTTTGTGACGCAAGATTGGGTTAATGAAGTTCTTCATCTGATCGCCAGTCACCACGGACTTCCCGAATGGGGTTCGGTTAAAACTGTTCAATCTGTTGAGGCGGGCATTTTGAGCCGTGCCGATTACATTTCGAGTCGTAACGGCATGATTGAGACGAATCTAAAAGAAGCAATCAAGGCAAAACAACCTCTTCAGGACTCTTTTAGAATTTATGGAGATTCTTATTTTTCTTCAATCGGAATGAAAGAGTACGTATCAAAAGGAAATTAAAATATGTCGAAAAACAAGCAAGAGAATATTGAGGAGAAAAAATGAAACAACTAATTGACTATCTTGAATCCGACAGCCCTACTTTGTCTGGTCTTTACAAAATATGTGAGAAAACCTCTTCTGACATTAATGCTCATTTTCCAAGAATGCTTTCCCTTGCCAAAGAGTGCAGTCATGTTACTGAATTTGGTGCAAGGCATGGAGTTTCAACGGTTTGCTGGCTTGCCGCAAGGCCGAGTAAATTTGTAACATACGACATTCATCCAAAAGGAAGCGTAGGGCAAATTGGAGAACTTTCAGAAGGAACTGAGTTTGAATTTAAACATGAGAGTTCAGTAGAAACAGAAATAGAAAAAACAGATTTGCTTTTCATTGATTCTTTTCACACATACGATCATTTAAAGAAAGAGCTTGAACTTCATCATAACAAAGTTACTAAGTACATAGTGATGCACGACACAGAAAGTTGTGGTCTTGTTGGTGGTCACAACACTGGTGCTAAAGGACTTAAACCAGCTATTGAGGAGTTTTTGAGTTCTAATGATGATTGGGATCAATTAGAGCATCATGCAAATTGCAGCGGCCTAACGATCCTTAAAAGAAGCACGGACAACATGGAGAATCAGTATACAGACTATCAAGTTAAGTCTTTAATTAATGTTGTCAATATGGCTTTGGATACTTCTGACGAAGGCTTGTTTATAGAAATCGGCTGCTGGAAAGGAAAGAGTTGTTCAGCAATTGCCAATAAAATATGGCCTATGTCCTTTAATGCTTGCGATACATGGAAGGGCAATATCGACGAAGGCAACGTTACAGGAAAGCTTCATCCTACGGCCAAGGTCGCAGCTTCAGTAGATGTAAAGGCAATTTTTGATGAGAATATAGAGAAGCACACAAAAGGGAATGTAAAAGTACATCAAATGGATTGTTTTGACTATCTGGAAAAATTAGACAAACCAGTTAAATTTTGCCACATTGATGCGTCTCATGACTATGAGAGTGTGAAAAAAACAATTAAAACGTTGCTTCCCAAACTAACTAAGAACGGTGTTCTTTGCGGAGACGATATTGCTTCTGCTCACAAAGGTCGTCACGACCTTGAGGGAGGAGTTGAAAGAGCCGTAATGGAATTACTTCCTGGTTATAAAAAAGATAGAAATTTTTGGTGGTGGTCAAAATGAAAGTTTATAGTTGTTCCCCTTTTTTTAATGAATACGACCTTCTTGATTTGAAGGTTGCTGAAGAAATAGATACGGTAGATAAGATATTTCTTATTGAATCGAATCAGTCGCTGCATTGTTTGCCAAAGCCTTTAAATTTAAAAGGCAACAAGCATGAAAACAATCCAAAAGTAGAGTTTTGTTTTATTGAAGATGAATTCTCACCCAATGCTCATAGGCCGAATGACACCATTCAAAAGAATGGTGTTTTAAGATTCTTTGATTACGATGATGACGATGTGCTGATTTGTTCTGACCTTGATGAAATTAACAACAAGAAAGACCTTCCGAGGATCATCGATGCTGCGTCTGAGCATGGTTTCGTAAAGCTGGCGATGCATTGCTATTACTACAAGATTAATCTGCAAAGAGGCCAGAAAGACGCAAATAAGGGATGGAGATGTTCTTACGCCATTACAGGCAGAGAACTGAGAAAGCGGAATGAAAATATTTATAAACTCCGAAATGAACGCAAGGGCATTGGTGTCATAAATACAGATGGCAAGCACTTTAGTTATCTTACCGATCCTGAAGGAATTGCTTACAAGATCAATAATGCAGGACATCCTGAATTTATGAAAAACAAGTTCACGGATGAAGAAAAGATTAAAGAAAGAATTTCAAAACAACAAGACCCTTTTGACAGAACGCTCTCGACTGGCGAAGTTCAAACGCTTACGAAGGTCCCAGTTGACGAAACCTATCCTCAAACAATATTAGACAACATTGACTTTTGGAGTAAGTATATCGCATGGTAGAGCCTGACATCCCAACACTGGCTAAACTCATACAAGACATAGGGGATGAAGATGACATCTTCTATATCAGGATGTTTAGTAAGCAGCGTCATACAATGTATTTCAAATTTTGGGCTAAGCATTTTGAATACTTGGACATGTTAGAATCATATCCTGAGATATCGGGGCACACCATTGATTTTGGATGCGGCTCAGGGCATTCTGACATCTGCCTAGCCTTTAAAGGCCGCAAGGTGCATGGTATCGATAATAGCCGCACAGCAATTGCAATAGCTAATTATCTCAAAGGCTTGCAGCCTCACGAAATACAAGACGATGTGTCGTTTGAGTGTTTACACCTAGATGAGACGGTAGAAGAAGCTGAATATGACTCTGTATGGTCATCTCATTGTTTCGAGCACGTAGAAGACCCTACGGAGATATTTGAGGGCTTAAAGAAGCTTACTAAGCCTGCGGCCAAGATGTTAATCTCTGTGCCCTTTAAGGAGCATTACAATCATCCTACGCATGTGCATTGGTGGTATTCAGAGAAAGAATTTGAAGATTACCTCAGCAAATGGGCAAAAGTGCTAGATGTAAAAAGAAAAAATACTGTATTGAGGGCTTTGCTAGAACTATGAAGAATTTTGCAATTACAGGCATGGGGAGAAGTGGTACTACTTTTTTAAGCCAATTAATGAATAGGTCTGAAGTTTGGACTGTTTTGCATGAACCGGGCATACAAAGAAAAGCACCAATAGAAAAAGTCCAACCCAGATTTCAAAAAGATTTTTATGGAGAAGTTAATTCTTATTTGATGAATGTTTTCAAAGACTTAGAGGTTGAAAAAAAAGCCATTCTAATTCGTCACCCTCATGATGTTTTTCTATCCGCATACAATAGAAGACCTAAATTTAAATGCGAAACAGTTGTTCCTTTTATGAAAGAACATTACACTATACTAGACTCCTATTTAGAAGAAGGTATAAAGATGATAAGATTTGAAAAAATGACAACTGATATTGTTTATTTGCAATCCTTGCTTGATGATTTTGAAATCAATGACGTTGAAATATGTCAAGAAGATTTAGATATAAAGATAAATACAAACAAAGAATATCACTGTGATAATTTTGAAGACATCGACACAAAATGCAAGGAAAGTTTTCTTAAAGAAGTCAATTGGTTTGCAGACAAATACTATGATGTTTTTTCTAACACAGCCAAGTAAAGACCATTCCACCAAGTGTCAACTTCTCTTCCTTCCATGCATCCAAGTCTTTTTGTTCCATGTGGGTCATTCTTGCCACCGGGAGTAAAAAACTCTTGCTCAAAGAGTATCTTATAGCCCTTCAGTGCAGCCTTAGTGGAAGTTCTAATGTGTCCTCTATTCCAATCATCCATCACCATAATAAATGTGTCTGCGAAAACATCATTGTAATGCGTAAAAGCTTTAATGGTGCCTTCAGGAGTGTGGTCTCCATCATAGAAGTAAACATTAACCTTTTCTTCTATCTTGGACACGTCAAATTCCCAACTGTTTTCTTCGAAGAAAGTATAATCGCAATGCTTAGAGAATCTTTCTTTGTTAGCATAAAAGTCTACCGATGCACTTTCTTTTTGTTTAAACTTAGACGAGAATTGGTCTAAAGCGTAGAATTTACCTTCATTTTCAAACGAGGCAGCAATAATGGTTGATCCTTTCCAACTTCCTATCTCAAAATAAACGGCTTCAGGAAATGCACATAAATTATTAAGAAGATGGCGACTCTTCGTAGAAGACATGCCGTCAACCATAAGAGCACCCTTGTTAAGCTTAGAAACTTCTTTGCCAGCATTTTCTATTGCGGTTTGTGCCCATTTTATATAGTCCACAATGTATCCTTGTTTAATTTCAATATACAGTTAGGTATTTCTTTTCGATCTATTTCGAATTTCTCAGAATAGAATTTCATTTTGCCGCCACTCCAACAATATGAACCATCCTTAAGTGTTTTAATTCTCTTGCGTGGGAGACTTGCGTTTCTCAAAGCATTTAGATGATATATTTTACAAATGTCTTCTGGCAATTTTTCTATTGCTTCTCTGTGAGAATTTATTTTGTTTGGGTCAACAACATATTGATGTGCTCTACAATCGCCCGGAGGACAGATGTATCCTTTTTTGTATTTGTAAAGTCTTGGCTTCCAATCTGGTATTCTGATCTCGTGGAAAAAATCATCAATAGGGTCAATAGTTTTGATTCTATATTTATCGTACCCATTGCCAGTAGTGAGGATGAATTCAAATAGCCTTTTCAACCCATCTTCGTGATAAACCTCATCAGAGTCTACATTTAAAATCCATTTGCAATCGTCTGTAGTGTGCTTTAAAACACTGTTGTTCTTCAATGCTCTGTTTTTGCAGGTGTCAGTATACTCATAATGTATTTTTCCACTTTTGTTAAACTTTTCTGCTATCTTGTAGACAGAAGGTTCATCAAATTTTATTCCCGGCTTAATTGGGCCACCATGAGGACCATCTGCTATGAGTATCTTGGTGATTCCCGGAAAGTCCACAAGAGGCTTTAAAGATAAAGGCAATACATCGCCAGATTTATAAGTACACATTAAGACATTAATCATATATTTATTTACCCACACCTCAAACTTTTTAAAAATACAATTTATTTGATATTACTATATACTGGCATGAGAGGAAAATGCTCAAATAAGCAATATCAAATAATGGCTGAGATTGTCAAAGAAAACAATTATCAGAATATAGTCAACATAGGCGTATATCAAGGTGCATCAATTTTTCCAATGGCTGAAATATGCAACGGCAAAATTCATTGTGTCGATATATGGCCTATTGAAGAATGGAAGGCAGCTTTCGTAGCTGGAATAAAAGCAAGGAAATTAACCAATTGTATTGTTCATCACATGTCTAGTGATAATTTTTTTGAATCCACTACTGAATCAATAGATTTTGCTTTTATTGATGGCAACCACGATGCAGAGGTTGTGAAGAGGGATATATTAGGATCAATTAGATGTGGAGCTAAGGATATATTGTGTCACGACTACAAGGATCATCTACAGCGACCCGGAAAAAGGTTCGGAGTAGAGACAGCCGTAGATGACTTGATTAAAGAAGGCGTTGTCGCCATGATAGAAGAGATAGAGTTTATGGCGAGGTTGAAACCTATTTGATGCTATGTGGTCTGCGCAACGTTTATTTGCTGCAATCGCATCCTTCGCAATCACATTCTATTTTGCATTTGCCTTCTTCACAGCAGCAGGCACCGATATCCACACAATGGCATTTATCCCCCTCACAGCAGCAGGAAGAGTCGTCGGAAGAGCATCCAGTTAGGGAAAAACACATTCCCAAAATTAGTAAAGTTAGTATTTTTTTCATTTATCCATCCTTAAATAAAGTTTTAAATATTTACGCTTCAAACATAGATAAATTACTATGAATAATTATTCTTTTGAAAAATGGGTATCTCTTAAAGAGATGGAAGTGGGACAACAGGGCAATGCGGAAAAGGACGCAGAGAATTCTCAGTTGAGCCAGCAAATTAAAGCAGACACCACAAAAACAATCAAAAGTGGTGGAGATTCTAAAGCCGTAAAAGATGCTGTAAAAAATAATGTTATAAAAGCAATCGATAGCGGCCAGCTAAAGCCAGCCGATGCAGCAAAATTTTTGCCTGACAATAACGCAAAGAAGTAATCATAGTTTCAAAAACTGTTCTTGTCCTTCGATTTCACAATGAAGGACATATCCGCCAGTGCTTAGATGCTTTCTGAATGTTTTTATTTTTCCAGAATGAATTTTCCGATGGCAGTTTGCACAGACAGTCAAGGAGTTGTGACTGGTATATCTTCCTCCGTCTGCTCCTTCGTTTATTCTGTGGACATCTAAAATTTCATAGTCTGCACATTCGCAAAAAGCACAGCTTTCTAATCTTTTCTTGTTTTTCTTGTTGATTAGCGTTTTTTTACGTCCCATATCTACATAATAGTATGGAATTCAGAAAATGGCTTGAGCAAGGCACGGGAGCAAGTGCCACAGGAATGAACGCAGCAGGAAGGGCAGGAGAAAGCCCTGTAGCACCTGCTAATCCACAAATGGCAGGCATCAATCCTCAAGATAATTTAAATAGTTCTAAAAAGCCCAGATCGGCATTTAATGTGTCTGACAAATTGCAAACAAACAACAAAAGACCAGCTTCAAACATGAGTCCCGGCACTCAGCCGAATCCTGTTCCCCCTGCTTCTAATATGTCCCCACCCTCGACGCCAAAATCTGGTTCGGTTCGTGGCGGCGGCATAGGTCAGCCTCAACAATTTGGACAAGCTCAAAATAATGCTAACTCAACGGTTCAAGTTCCATCGCCTGATACTAATATAGGTTGATGTATACTTTATTGAATAAAAAGACAGGCAGAACCTTAAAGCATCCTCAAGTTGGATTGTGGTTTACTTCTGATGTTGAAGAAGCGAAAGAAATGCTCGCTGCATGTGCAGAGTATGTAGAAACATTGAAAATGGATGTTTCTGATTTTGCTATCGTTGATGCTGAATCTGGAGAATTGATAGAAGATGAATCAAAGGAATAAAGCAATAAAGCAGTCACTGCGATTGTAAGTCTAAGTAGTTTATTTAGTTATTGAAAATTTACACTGGTAACTAAATTAAAACATGACTATCTCTAAAACTGGCGACAACTTAGCTGTTGTTATTAATATTGATAAAGACCCATTTGAGCCATGGATGGCGTTTTGCTCATGGTATTCAATTGTTAAGAATTTACCAGACGCAAAGGTTTTCATACTTGCAAGAGGAGACTTTATTAAAAGCGATATTGTTTCAAATTGGGCAAAAAGATGTAAAATTAATTTTTCTCAATATAATGATCAAAATTATTTAAATGTTGCTAAAACGAAATTTAGTAGACATTTTGAAAAAACTTTATTTATTAATTCTGACGTTATGGCCGTTGACACTTATTTAGGGGATAAAATTACTTCTTCTAAATCTAATGAACAATCTACATTCGTAAGTTATTTAGATGGAGTTGGTAACTTTGTTTTAGCTGAGTGCATAAATAAAAATGTACTACCCTTTGGTGCTATATCTCGAAGATTTATAAGTTCCGAAATGAGCGTTAATGAATCTAGGATAATTAAGCTGTGGGAAAAGGCAGAAAAATTATACAAGGCTACCTTTTAGGATGGAGGAAAGGATGAGATATTTCGATTATGATGGCAACGAAGATTTCAGGGACGATATAGATAATTTTTTCAATGAAGAACGTTATTTTGATGAAGAAGATATAATGCGAGAATACCTTGAGGTGCCGCACGTTGAAGTTAAGACAAAAGATCCTAGACCCAAGGTTTTGGAAACAGTACGTAAAACATTAGAAAAAAGTTGGTTTTGGAGATTCAGATCACCAGAATACAAGTCAAAAAAAATAGCCGAACTTTATACATTACTGTATATATTGATGTATAAAAAAACACAAGATAAAAACGAAAACGAAGAAGACTCGGAGTAAAAATGCCTTTTTATGAATTAGAATGTAAAAAATGTAGACATGATTATGACATCATGTCTACAATGTCCAACAGGGAAGAAAATATAAAAAAAGCCAAGTGTCCTGAATGTGGATCAAAATCAAAAGTTTCTTTGGTTTCTTCTACAAATTTTTCTTTTTCAAATCCAGAGGGAACAGATAAGTTTAACAATTCGCACGATTATAGGTTTAAACATAAAATGGAAAAACCAGGCGGTGTGAAAGCGACCAGAAAAATTGCAGAAGCTGTTAGCAAAATGGGAACTGATCCGTATGGAGATGCTGATGTTAAAAAGTTTGGTCAACAGATCGATGACATCACTAGTGGCGAAAATTTTGGCGAGGTTAAGTAAAATAATTTATCAAACAAATTAGCATTGATCATAATTCTAGAAGGTCTTATACTCTTTTATATTCGGGAACAAGAATCTCCAAACTCTCCAAACTTTCGAAATTATAGAATAGGAACTTCTCATGGAAAATGAAAATTTCAACAAGGAAGAGCATGAAGGCACTTCTAAGCTAGACAAGCTTGCTGGATTTTTTGATACTGGTAAATTTCAAACACTTAATCAGGAAATGACTTTTTCTGAGTACATTGATAGTTGTTATAAAAGTCCAGGCTTAGTCCGATCAGCTTACCAGCGAGTTTATGATATGATCATGAATGCTGGAACTTCTGAGTTTAAAAAGTATCGAAAAACCTATATCCATTATAACTTCTTTGATAATGATGAAATTCCAATTTATGGTTTGGACAATACTCTACATGAATTGGTTAAATTTATTCGGGGTGCTGCCGGTTGGTACGGAACCGAAAAAAGAATTCTTCTTCTCCACGGGCCAGTAGGTTCGTCTAAGTCTACAATTTGCCGACTTATCAAAAGAGGCATGGAAGAATACTCTCAAACAGACCAAGGTGCTTGGTATACATACCGTTGGAAAAACCTTCCAACAGGGTCCGATGGAATTTATACAAATGATTCTGATGATTGTCCGATGCATGACGATCCCATTAAGTTAGTGCCCATGAAAGTACGAGCAGAACTTCTCAAAGATTTGAATGAAGTAAAGGCAGAGTTTGGGAATCACCCTCAAGGAGAGCAAACATACGAACTCCGTTGCGACGGGGAGCTTAATCCGAGATGTAAAAAGTTTATGGATGAACTTTTGAAAATACACAAGGGTGATTGGAGAAAGGTTGTTGACGAGCACATTGTTGTTGTGAGAAAAGTTTATTCTGAAGCAGACAGATGCGGGATTGCAACTTTTCAACCTAAAGACGAAAAGAATCAAGATGCTACTGAGCTAACTGGTGACATCAATTATGCGAAGCTTCCTCACTTTGGATCTGATAGTGATCCTAGAGCTTTCAACTTTGATGGTGAGTTTTGTGTGGGGAATCGTGGTGTTGTTGAATTTATTGAGATGCTGAAGCTTGCTCAAGAGTTTTTGTACGATCTTTTGGGAGCGTCTCAAGAGCGAAGCATAAAGCCGAAAAAGTTCGCTCAGATTGGGGTCGATGAAGTCTTAATTGGGCATACAAATAATCCTGAGTATGAAAAACTCAAGAACAATCAAAGCATGGAAGCCTTGCGTGATAGAACTGTGAAGATCGATGTTCCATATCTTTTAAGTCTTTCTGATGAACTTAAAGTTTATCAGAACGATTACGGCAAAAGTAAAGTTCCTCAGCATGTTGCTCCTCATACTTTAGAGATTGCCGCTCTTTGGGCGGTTTTGACAAGATTGCAAGATGATAAAGATGGCAAAATTTCTTTGGTAGAGAAGTCAAAGCTTTATGATGGAAAATCAATGCCTGGCTGGACTGAAGATTCAGTAAAAGAAATGCGAGATAAATATCCAAATGAAGGGATGTCTGGCGGAGTCTCTGCTCGATATGTTCAGGACAAGATTTCTAACTGTTTGAGTTCTCACCATGATTACATCAATCCATTCATGGTGCTGAATGAAATTCGTGAAGGACTTGACGGATCTTCTTTGATCTCTAATCAAGAGGACGCAAGTAGGTTTAACACTTGTGTTGATTTTGCTATGAAAGAGCTAGATGAGATTTTGAAAACAGAAGTTCAAAAAGCACTTGTTGGTGATGAGAATGCCATTATTAGACTTTGTACTAATTATGTCGATAACGTGATGGCATACATTAAAAAGGCAAAAGTGACCAATCCGTACACAGGACAGGAACAGTTGCCAGATGAGCAGTTGATGAGATCGATTGAAGAAAAAATTGATGTTCCAGAAGTTGGCTCTGACGACTTCCGCAGAAGTTTGGCAGCTTTCATTGGAAATCTTGCCCATGAAAGCAAAACCTTTAAGTGGGATAGTAACCCACAGTTGCAAAAGGCTTTGCAAACCAAACTATTCGAAGACACTAGAGATCACATAAAGCTTTCTGCTTTAAATTCTCTTGGTGCCTCTGTAGTTGATCCAGACGTTCAAGAAAAAATTGATGCAATTAAGTCCCGCTTGATTAAGCATCATGGATATAACGAAAAATCCGCAACGGATGTTCTTGATTATGTTGGTTCTATATTTGCAAGAGGCGATGTAGCTAACGACTCCTAGATATAAAGAGGATGAGCCACTCTTCACTTCTTTGTGGGGGTGGCTCTTTATTTTAGACTACTAAAGGGTTCAGTAATGCCAAGACGTATTGAAGAAGACCACAAAAGATTTAGAGATGTTTATTCTGGCCGAATAAGAAAAGATCTTCAAAAGAGGATTAAAAACGGATCTATATTTAGAACTCGTGGAGATGGGAAAAAGATAAACATCACAATCCCAAAAATAGACATACCACATATTGTTTATGGGAATAGTGGCGAGGGAGTCGGACGTGGCGGTGGAAAACCTGGAGACGTAGTTGGGAGAGATGATCCAGGCGATGGAAAAGGCAAGGGCAAGGCAGGACAAGGACAATCTGATGGCGTTACTATATCCATAGACTTGGAAGATGTTTTAAAATTTCTTCAGGATGAATTAGAACTTCCTGATTTAAAGCCAAAGCCAAATCAAACTTATGATGAAATTAAAATTAAATACAATGATATTTCATTACAAGGTCCAGAATCCTTAAGGCACAATCGAAGAACTATGCAGCAAGCCATGAAGAGAATGGCTGCTTCTGGAGAATTGGAAAAACTCCATGCCATTCCCGGCATGAAGGAGCCTGTAAAAATGATCATGCCGATAAACAGTGATCGCAGGTATAGGCGATATAAAGAAATAAAAGTTCCATCGAGCAATGCTGTTATATTTTTCGCTCGTGATGGATCTGCTTCAATGGACCAGACAAAGTGTGATATTGTTAGCGATATGTCTTGGTGGATAGATTTATGGATAAGGCAGTTTTATAAACGTGTCGAAAGATGTTATATTTGGCACGACACAGAAGCTTCGGAAGTTGATGAGAAAAGATTCTATAAATACCGATATGGTGGTGGAACAACATGTTCATCTGCTTTGAAATTAATTTCAAAGCAGATGGAAAATAGGTTTCCTCCTGAAAAGTGGAATGTGTACGTAATTTATTTTACTGACGGGGAAAACTGGGACAATGACAACGAAGTCTTTTCAAAAATAATAAAAGATCAATTCACAGAAGATATTGTCAACTTTATAGGAATAGCTCAAATTTTGCCTTGGAGATACAAGGGAAGCTTGAAAGAATATGTAGATGAGAATGTTTTAATGTCGGAAAGCCCTCCTTCTAACGTTGTGACCACAGATATAATGTCTGACTCAGAAGACAATGTATCTAGTTGGGGGCCTGCTTCTGAAATTTCAGAGGAAGAAAGAGACGTAAAAATCAGAGAAGCAATTATTGATTTATTAGGAAAACCGGGTTTAATAGAAAAGAAGATTCAAGGATAAAAAATATGTCTAGTAAATTTTTCAGAGGCTCTTCTCTGCTTCTCGGTGACAGCACTGTGCCAGGCGTTCAGCTTCCTAGTGAGCTTAAGAAGATTATGCCTGACATATTCAAGGCAGTTAAAGACTTCGGCTGCGATTTTTATCCCACCGTTGTTCAGATGCTGACTTACGATGAAATAAGTGAAGTTGCATCTTACGGAGGATTTCCAGTTCGTTACCCACACTGGAAATGGGGAATGGAATACGAAAGCCTTCAAAAAGGTTACGAGCATGGGATGCACCGAATTTATGAAATGGTTATTAATACCAATCCTTGTTACATCTACTGTTTGGATTCAAATACGCTGGTGGATAATGTTACGGTTATTGCTCACGCTTTAGGCCACAATGACTTTTTTAAGAACAACATATATTTTGCGCCCACCTCGCAAAATATGATGAACCAACTTGCTAATCATGGAACCCGCATCCGAAAATACATGCAGCGTTGGGGCGTGGAGAAAGTTACAGAATTTATCGACCACTGCTGCTCGATTGAAACTTTGATAGACTCAGCGAAGGCTTGGGAAGAAAAGGTTGTAAAAGATCGTGTCATACAAGATGAGAGAACCTACAAGCAGCCTAAAAGGTTAGGTGTAAATTCTGACCGTGATTACATGGAGCCTTATATCAATCCTAAAAGATGGATTGATGGCCAAAAAGAAAAGATTAGTCGAGATGAGGCCGCACAGCAAATTGGAATATTTAAAAATCCAACTAAAGACATTATGGGATTTTTAAGAGATAGTGCTCCTTTGAAACCTTGGCAGTCAGACATTCTTTCCATGATGTATGAGGAAAGTTTATATTTTTCGCCTCAAAGAGTTACAAAAATGCTCAACGAAGGATGGGCAAGCTTTACAGATTATACAGTAATGTGTGAAATGGGACTTTGTGGCTTAGGGCAGACAGGCGAAGACTGCGGCATCGTTGAATACTCCGCTCACAAGATGGGCGTTCTCGGAGGCAAGTATTCGATGAATCCTTATAAGCTAGGATTCTGTCTTTTGTTGGATATCGAAGAGAGGTGGAATAAAGGCAAGTTTGGCCAAGAGTACGAAGAATGTAGCAATATAGTAGAAAAAGAAAATTGGGATAAGAATCTAGGTCTAGGCAGAGATAAAATATTTGATGTTCGAAAGCAATATAATGACCTAACAGCTTTGATGGAGTTTTTCACAGAAGATTTTTGTAATAAATATGAGTTTTTTGAATGGAAAAGATATCCAAATGGCGAGTACAAGATTGAAAATCGTGACCACAAGTCAATCAAAAGTAAGTTGATCAAAAGACATTTGAATGGAGGCTTGCCAGAGATATATCTAGTAGATCCAAACCACCAAGGCAAGGGAGTCATGTTGCTAGAGCACAACTCCGATGGCAGAGGCTTGTATGAGCCGGATTTAATCCCCACTTTAAAGTCTTTAAGATTCATTTGGGGGAATGATGTGGTGTTGTCTACTACTGGTTCCGATGACGAAGAAATAGTTTATTGGTGCGTAGGAACACAGGATGGCGATGTGGCCGTCATGACCAGAGAAGAATACGAATCGCTATAGGGTGTTCGACCTGCTAAAAGCATTAAAGAAAGTCAAAAGGGATGTAAGCAATGAGTGATAAACAATCTGAGGCTGAGAATGGGATCTCTAAAGATCATAATGTTCATAAGTTCTTTAAATAAAAGGACTTATGAACATTTTTGAAGTTAATAGTTTTAATATTTTCCTAGGAAGGAAGTTAAAAAAGATAAATAGAATATAAATCAGATATATAATAGTGAATTAAATAAAGACTTTTTTGGAGGTTGCGATGGCTACAACGAAAAATAGTTTGCGTAAAAAGTCGGAAATTGAACAGCTTCTCAGCGATGTTCACTCTCACAATATCAATCACTATACAAGAGAACTCTTTCTGCACAGTTCTTTAAGCCCTTTGTCTGACGATTCCGAACCAGGTGTAGATTACAGAATGGCAGTTAGATTTAATAAAAATTTATCTGTTTTAGAGAATCAGAATTCTGAAAACGTACTGGTACACATGCATTCTACTGGCGGAAGTTGGTGCGATGGGTTAGCGATGTTTGATGCAATTAGATTTGCAAACTCATCAGTCACGTTTGTTACTTATGCACAAGCTTCTTCTATGAGTGGAATTTTGTTGCAAGCGGCTGATAAAAGAGTTTTAACGCCTAATTGTGAATTCATGATTCACCATGGTTCTATAGCTTTGCATGATAACTCCATAGCTGTAAACTCCGCTGTGGAAATGAATAATAAATATATGAAACGTATGTTGCAAATATTTGCTAGACGCTGTAAGATTGGAGAGTTCTTTTTAGAGAAAGAATACACAGAATCACGAATTATATCTTGGATAGATAAAAAGCTCAAGGATAAGAGTGATTGGTACATGTCTGCGGAAGAGGCAGTGTACTACGGCTTTGCTGATGGGATTTTGGGAACCAAAGGTTTCGAAACTATAGCAAAGATAAGGAGATGCTCTAAGTTTAAGGAATGTATTTGATGCCAAAACCTAATGATATAAGGTTTTGCAAAGATAGGTACGAAAAGTATGATGGACCTGCAAAGCTAGTGGCAACGGAATTTTTACAACAACGTGGATTCAAAAAAATATCAGAGAACTTAGACGAGAGCAGAGGAAAATTTAAAAAGATATGGGATGTTGCTGGAACGCATTCAAAAAAGAGTATCGGTGAATGGAGAATTGAGGCCGAGATAAAGCAAGATTGGGGAACAAAATGGTTTGACGTTCCTTTCAAATTTCATACAATGGACTTCCCTTACCGCAAAAGGGACAAAGCAGAAGAGCATGCCACTCATATGATGATAATCGGGGGCGATTACAAAAGGCTGTTCATTGTAAATCGTGAAGCCATGCTGGAGTCGCCTGTTGAAAACAAGTGGTGCAGAAACAGAAAAGGATCTGAGCCTTTCTTCAAGGTAGACACACAAGATCCAAAAGCTGCTTTTTACTTTAAAAATGAAAAGACGGGCAAATGGAAACAATGGAAAGATTAAATAATGGCAAATATGACGCTGGCGAATTTGAAAAGTATCTTGAATCTAAAGGAGTAAAATATGAAAGACCTGATTGTAGGTTTTGAACATCTACACAGACATACTGATTTCAGCCTTAACTAACTGGGGCCATGTGAGAGAAATCTTGCATGCAAATCGGATGAATTCAGGGAAACCCTAACGTAAAGTCGAGGGCAATCCTGAGCGAAGCCAGAAGTACACTTTTGGAACGTGCAACGACTACCTGAGAGGTTCAGTCCTCTTAATTACAGGCCAGAGCGTCCGACACCCTTCGGGGTGATGATATAGTCTACACCACAAGAAACTGTGGAGTTTGTGCTTAGATGGATACGCCACTGTTGAAGAATATGGAAAATATTCTAAACAGGTAAATCAAAAGTTTTTATGCATATCAGATCATGGTGCGATGGGTTCTGTCCCACGCCAGATTAGAGCATGCGATGAAAACAACCTAGAGCCTATATTTGCTTGTGAGCTTTATGTAAATCAGTTGCAGCCTGACACGACCACTATTCCTTCTATGACGGAATTCAATAGAGGTCTGGGTACGCAAGAAGAGCAAGCCAAGTTAAGAAAATCGAATCATCTGCTTGCCATAGCCTATAATGAAACAGGCTACAGCAATCTGGTTACTCTTTCATCTTGGGGTTGGACGAGGGGTTTCTACAGGAAACCCAGAGTCAATCACGAAGTCCTCATGCAATATAAAGAAGGAATTATATTCACTTCTTGCTGTTATAACAGTGAAATTGGACAAGCTTTTGATGTGGGTGGCGAAGGTCCAGCTATGGAGATGGTCGAAAAATATATGGCCATGTTCGGAGAAAACTTCTATCTAGAAATAATGCTTTTAGACTTCTCGAAACAAAAGCCTTATGATGAGTTTATAATAAAAGCCAGCCAAAAATATAATTTACCAATTATTGTTACAAATGATTGCCACTACTGTCTCAAAGAAGACAGCGAAATGCAGAGAAAGATGATTATGGTTCAAACAGGAAGAACCATGAAGCAAATCGAACAAGCGTTGGCACAGAATGACATGGCTGATATGTTCGAATTGCAAGATTCAAACTTATGGATGAAGTCAGAAGAAGAGATAAATGCGAAGTGGGAAAGTGATTACAAGGATGTAATAGATTACGAAATACTTAAGCAGGCCAAGTTAAATACCGTTGCCCTTTGCGAAAAAGCAAAAGGCGTAAAGCTTGATAGAACTATCAAACTTCCTGCATTTAGCGAATCTGACATTAAGTTTAAGGAATCAATCATAGAAGGGGTTGTTAAGAGGAAAATTCCTAGGAATAAAGAATATTTGGATAGGATAGAAGAAGAATATTCTTTAATTTGCCAAAAAGGCTTTTCCTCTTACTTTTTGATCCAAAAAATGATGACCGATGAAGCCAGAAGATGGTACTTTGAGACATATGGCTCCAGCGGTTCTTCGGCAGTCGGTCCCGGAAGAGGCTCGGCAGTTGGTGCTCTTAGTTGCTACTGTCTTGGGATAACGGATGTCGATCCAATCAAGCATGGTCTATTGTTTTCTAGATTTTTGAGTCCTGCTCGTGGCGGAAAACAAATTAAGTTTAGATTTTCGGGAGAACCATCTTTTTCGAATATTGATCCCATTCCCATGGACGAAGCAATTGAGTCTGCGCCTTTTCTAGGAAGAACTGATCGTGTTTGGTCAGATCAATAACTCACGCAGATTTCCAAGCTGGCATATCGCTCGACATATAAGCCATTTTGTGCCATTCGCCAGGAACTTGCATTTTGTTCTCTGTCGAATCGGACACCTTTGCTTTTCCTGTTTTTCCGTCAAAAACTATATAATAATTGCTATTTGGGACTTTGGCGGCAAATCCGTTGACTATCCAGTGAGCTAGAGTTGTCTGGGTCATGTCGGGATATAGTTCAAACTGCATATCAATCATAGATACATTTTTTTGATCTCCAATGTCGATTGGTTCATCAATTGATATGTGAGCCATTTCTTTTATTAGCCATTTTCTGAATTGCATACAATATATACTTTATGCTTTAAAAAAAAAGCACATAATACACTAAATATAAAACAGGAGTATATTATGAAGAGAGATCTTGGCAATAAGGTTTTGTTTGGTGTCTGTTCAGGATTGGGAAGAGACTTAAACATCAACCCTACAACAGTTAGACTAGGATTTGTTTTAGGCATTGTATTTTTCGGCACTGGCCTAGGGCTTTATCTCATTTTATTAATTATAATGCTAATAGCAGAAAATGCACATTAGGAGAAAAGATGAACAATTGGAAAACTTGGAACGAGTATATAGACTCTAGAAGCAAGACGAGAGAAAAGGCAAGCACTAAAAAAGTTGCTGACTATGACGGTCCAACCCCAGCTTCTCCAGAGAAGTCTCAGGCTGGTCGTAAGTTAAAGGATGATGGAAAAGGTATGGAAGACGTAGCTGGAAGTAAAACTTCTAAGCCTGCACCATACAAAGCTGCTGGTAAAGACCCTGGGATGCAAGTTGCAGATGGTGGCAAAGAAAAAGGACTTGGAGACGATGGCGACAAAAACTTAATCTACAGTCCAGACACAGATGCCAGCGGCAAAGAGGCAAAAACATGGCCAGAAAGCTTTGATGCATTTATGCAAAATAAAAACGAAGCGGTTGGTCCTCCCATGGGCACTGAAGATGACATGGATGACGACGAAGACATGGATGCTGACGACGAAGACATGGATGCTGACGACGAAGACATGGATGCTGACGACGAAGACATGGATGCCGACGACGAAGACATGGATGCTGACGAC